TTAAGAATCTTTCATTATTTGGGATGCCGATGGCAACGGCAACAACAATGCGCCCTTGACCTGGTGAACCGTGTCGTCAAAAATGCCCAGCCGCAGCCCGAGCGCCACCATATCTCCCGGCGTCTGCCGGCTGACGTTGACCGATTTCGGAATAATCCCGGCGGCCTGATATCCCGCCGCAACCAATTCGGAACAATACAATGACCGGACATCCTGCTTAATCAGTCCCGGCAATACTTTGACCACATCCGCCGGCAACTTGCGTAGCAGCCAATCCAATACCCCGGCCGCAATCGCCTGATTCAGATCATAGGGGCGGTTGACCGCCGTTCGACACCAGGAAAAGAATGCAAGCTGGTCAAACTTTGCCCGGGCTTCGGAACTGAGATGAAAGATCCAGACTGTGGTATCGTAATTGGCGCCAACGGCGGCAGCCAGATCGTCCACGCTGGATCGTGGCTGATGCGCTTCCAGAATCAGCGGTCGCGGTTTGACTTCGGTAATCGTGGCCAGATGCGATTGCGGCCAGCCGGTAATCTCGATAATGGTCCGACAAATCAACGTATTGCCATGGAAAGCAGCCATATCGCCGATATCCATCGGCGCTTGGTCCAGTGGAACGGAAACGACGTTCATTTGTCACCTCCGGGCGGAGTTGCCGTTATCTGCGCACGGCGGCGCAATCGCGCAATCACGAAATCGGAAACGATGGCGGCGGTCAACGCGGCCGCGAATTGTCCCGGCTGACTGACTTTACCATAGTCGCATCCCCACCAGGCAAGCAGCGCTCCGGCGATGCCGATCACGGCCGCTCCGACATAGCGCCGCACCGGATAGCTGACGTCGGTATCGTCGATCAGCAACCGGACGATTCCGCCGATCGCGCCGCACAGCAATACGACCAGCCAGATCAAATACGGATTAACGATGGTCGGCATTTTCACTTACTCCGGTAAAGATATTCGTGATCCTTTTCATATAGATTTGCCATACCGCGCCCTTGGCCGCTTCGGCATACGGGCGCAGGGAATCGTCCGCAACCGGTAATGCCGCGTCAATTTCCGCCATTTGAGCTTGCAAATCTTTGACTGCATCCACGATCGAAGTACGATGATTCATTTTTTATGATCTCCCTTTTGCGACGTTGAGGGTTGAGAACCATTGCCGGAAGTGGACGTCATCCCCGGACCGATCATAATCCCGTTGGGCGAAACCGTTCCCAGCAGATAAAAATCGGCATGTTCCGTCTTCGTCGGTGAAGATGCGGTGGCATTCACGGGCGCCGGAGCGGGTGAATCGGAAGCAAAAAGCGATTTACATTTCTGCCACCAGCCGGTCGTGGTCGTGCCAGCGCTGCGGAACGCGGCCAGCCGGGCGGCGGTTTCAGCGGCGGTTTCGCCCGGGCATCCGGTGTACGCTTCGACATATCCGCTGGCGCTGAATCCAAAGATGGACAAAAATTGGCTTAACAATGTGGACTGATTGGCCTTGAGATACATCGGTGGACAACTCTGGCCCTTATTGAATTTTGCGGAACTCTGGTAAGCGTGGGCGCCGCCGCCGCCCAGAACATTGGGCAACGGCGTACCGGATTCCGAGCCGCCAGCGGTTTCCACTTTGAGGGCTTCCACTTCGCCGCCGGCGTTGATCGATTTGTCGGTGGTCGGCCAGCTTTTGCAGCCGGCCGCCAATATCAGACCGGGAACCAGCAATAAAAACATTTTCATTTTCATACGGGCAACTCCTTTTCGTTGATGGAAAAAGTCAAACCCGTCTGTTGAAAAATGGCCGCCAGTGCGAGACGATACGGACGCAGATCCACGGCTTCCAGCATGTCCGGCGCAATCGCCTGACACAAGCCCGGGCGATTATTAAACCGGTACCCGGCCGCCGTGCCGCCGGTCCGATCGATAACGATTTTGAAACACTGTTCCGGAACCATGATCAATGACGCCAGTTGCCGGTGCTCGGCATTCTGATAGGCCGGTCCGGCGATGATCACCAGATCCGCCTGTGCCGCCTGATGGCGGCACGACATTTCCAGAGCCTTCCACAAGCCTCGGTTGAGGTTCGGCGTCTGCGGCATCTGGTTTTCAGCGCAGAACGTAGCGGACATCGCGGCGGCATCATACGCCATATCTTCCGCCGGACAGCAATGGCCGATATCGTAACCGGATTCGGCGTAATTGCGCCGAACCGCCGCCGGAAACTCCAAGCCGGTCCGGGAACAGCCTTCCCGCAGATTGCGCGACGTCAAGCGCCACATCACCCACGCGGGAACGCCGAAGCCCGGCTTGGGTTCGGAAACAAACTCGGGGCAGACATATCGTCCGGCATCGGCTCCGCAATAAGACGCCAGCACCGGATCGATGATCGATGGATTCGAATCGGCCATCAGTAACCCAGTTCCTCATTGGTCAACACCGCCAGGGCGAACACGTCGCCGGAAGCGAGAACCGACTTGGGCAGATAGCAATGGCCGTAGAACCCGTTCGGCGATTTGACACCCCAGTCGCCCCACGAATTCTGGTCCTGATAATACGGCTGTCCGTCGATCCGGTGCTTGCCGTTCAGACGGGTCAAGTGTCCGCCAATTACCTCGCCGGCATCGGCATTCGCGGGAATGATCCCGGTCTTGGCCACGTCATCCGATTCCCACGCTTCGCGGATCTGCATCCCGATCAACACATCGTAGCCGTTGGCAATCGCCTGGTCGACGATCAACGGCGCGGTCGGCCCCGGCGCAATCCAGTAATATTTCAGTAACTGATTGTCAAGCGCCGCTGCGGAAACCTTGTCCGGCGGCATCTGCCAGATCACGTCTTCGGTATCGGTGGACAGCGGATACGGGAAATCTTCTTCCCGGACCATGCCGTATTTGACCATGGCTTTCAGCAGTGCCGGCATGGTGGCGCCTTCTTCGTGTTCGGCGTAACCGCCGTCCTGCACCTTGGTCATGATCGAGACATAGCGGGCGGAAAAATCCAGCAGATCGCCATGCAGTTTCTGCCGCAACGTTTCATAGGCTCCGGCCGCGCCGTTGCCGTAGCACCACGGCAACGCCAGCTGGTTCTTGGCGTTGAACTTGCTGTTATCAATTTCATCGGCCACTTTGCCGATTGCGAACCGGGCCGGATTGAGCATGAAGTCGCGCGGATCGGCGACATGCGGCCACAGGCCGAACGAATGTTTGCGAACCGGAACGGTAAGATTCGCCACCCAATTGTCATACCAGGCCAGGATCTCCGTTTCCGTATCGCCGGAAATGGTGTTGTTCACCACCAGCGAATCGCAGATGGCAACCAACATGCTCCGCACCTTGGCGGCGCCGAACGTGACAAATAGCTGTTTGGCCAGCGTTTCCAGCGCCGTTTTTTCATCATCGGTGAGCGTGACGGCGAGACGTTTGCCTTTGGCGGCGAACGTCATAATGAATTTCCGAACCAGAGAGTCGTTCAACATGATTTCTTACTCCTTTGATTAATGGACGGCCAGCATGACGACGCCGCAGCCGATTGCCACAACGAAACAGCCGATGCCGAACCAGGTGACGATGTGATTTTTAACGCTCATGATCTTTTTCCTCCTCATGACCAAACCGAATGGTATTTTTGCCGAGCAACATATCGCGGCACTGCTTCATACGAGCGCCGCAGACTTTATGAGAAACCTTATCGCGATCCAGGCCGGCGACACGCAAGAGCAACGTGATACAGCCGCCGGAAAACGCGATAAGGCCCATGACCGCACAGGTGAATAAAGCATCGGGACTGATTTGCATAATTGAATTTCCTACCTATTTATTGCCGGATACAGATTAGGAGCATGACGAGAACAAACACCCAAACCTTCGGTACTAAAAATAGAAGTTCCTAATCCTGTCCAATTAATACCATCGGAAGAATAAGCAATACCATTATTACCGCCACCTACGGCAACAAATTTACTGCCATTCCAACAAACACCACGACCTTCTATAAAAATGGAAGTTCCTAATCCTGTCCATGTCCCAGAACTATTGTAAGCAATTCCATTATTACCATGTCCAACGGCAACGAATTTGGTGCCATCCCAACAAACTGCCGAACAGGCGTAACTAAAAACCTGATAATCATATACTGTCCACGTTAATCCATCCGATGAATAATATAAACATCGAAAACTTCCCCCGGCAACGAACATAGAACCATTCCAACAAATACACGAACCTCCTTCACTATTTCCATCTATGTTTATAAAAATATATGGAGAAGCTCCGGTCCAATTAATACCATCAGAAGAATAGCCGATACGATAAACATCATCATTTCCTACTATTGTAAATTTTGTTCCATTCCAGCAAATACCCAAAGTTCCATAAGCATTAGAATTACTGCCAAAAACGGGAGTTCCTAATCCAGTCCAATTAATACCATCATAAGAATAAGCAAGAGAATTAGTTCCTGTACCACCGGCGACAAACATAGAACCATTCCAACAAATACACATACCGTGTGTAAAAATGGAAGTTCCTAATCCAGTCCAATTAATACCATCATAAGAATAAGCAAGAGAATTAGTTCCCGAACCAACGGCAACAAATATAGAACCATTCCAGCAAACACCACGACCTTCAGTACTAAAAATGGAAGTTCCTAATCCTGTCCAATTAATACCATCATAGGAATAAGCAAGAGAATTAGTTCCCGAACCAACGGCAACAAATTCCGTGCAAGGATACACCATTTTTGAAGAAAAATTGAATTTTTTATATAATTCATTTGATGATAAGGCGCAGAGCGACAAAATCTGACTAAAAAACAATAAGAAAAATAAAAATATTTTCATTTAATGAATCTCCTTTATTCCTATATAACGATAAGATGTTCCGTTGTAATCAAATCCGATCCAATATGTACCAACATCACTGGCTGTAAGCAATGTATAAGAAATATTCCCAGAACTGGTAAAAGTAAGCGTTCCGCCTGCGTTAACTACCTCCAGAATAATTCCCTGTCCGGACGACAATCCGGTAAACGACGATTGGGTAATTGAGGCCGTAGCAGCGCTGGCAAGTGTACAGGGAATTATATCCAGACTGGTACAGGTAAAAGAAGCGGTACCAGACAGTGCAACCGTGCTGCTTCCGGTCCGACTGGTTCTCGTCACGTCAACCAGATTAACACTATTTGGATTAGTCAAAGAACCGTTATTGGCCCAACTGATAATCCCGGCAGAACTAACCGATGGTACAAAATAAGGGCCGGTGGCACCAGTTGCTCCGGTAGCGCCCGTGGCTCCCGTAGCTCCGGTCGGGCCCATGATATTGACCGTAGTCGGATTGGTGAGCGAACCGTTGTTCGTCCAACTCAAATTTCCGCTCGAATCCACAGCCGGGGTGAAATAGTAACCCCCTCCCAATGAATTCCACGCCGAACCGGTGTAATACATCATTTGCAACGAACTACTATCAAAATAAATGTCCCCGGCGCTCGGCGACGTGGCGGCTGTTCCGGCGGGAATATTGAAGCCAGCCGCTGAAGTCGTCGACGCGGCGGTCACCAGTTTGCCGGTCAATGTGCCGCCGGCTAACGGCAATTTCGCGGCGGCAGAACTGGTTGCGGCGGTAACCTGCGTCTGCAGGTTGGAAGTCGCCCCGGACAGATAGCCGAGTTCGGTCGGCGTAACCGCGCTGCTGACCAGATTTTTCGAGGAATCAAAGTACGGAACCGTCGAGGCGGTGGCGTAACTGAACGCAGCGGATGTGGCAAAAGTTGGACTGGTAATGGTCGGACTGCTGATCGAGGCCGGGGTAAAGCCGAGCGCCGCCGCGATGGCAGACGAATCGAGCACGACCGGAGTAGGGCATAGCCACGTATCGGTCGCGGTATGCCACAACCGTACGTACTGCCACTGCTTCAGCGCTTGAGTTCCGGCGGTCGTGCCTTTCAGGGTCACGCCCGAGGCGGCGGTCAGTGTGCAGGTGCCGCTTCCGGTATTTAAGACATCGATCCAGCAATTGACCGGGATCGCGACGTTGGCGTTGGTGTCGATGGTCAGTGTGGTGGCGCTGGTGCTGTCCATCGTCACCAGGTGGCCCTTGTCCGTGGCCGCAAAAGTATCTGAGGCAGTCCGGGCAGCTAAGGGCGTACTGCCCACCAATTGGGATTGGGTGTGCAATACCGCCGTCGCGCTGGTCGAACTGGGACGCGCCTGAATCTGCTCATTGCCGGTAATGGCGTCGGAGGAAGAGGACGCGGTAGTCCATATGGCACTATTTTCTCCAGCATATATTGACGAAATTTCGCTGGAAGTAAGAGCTCGATTATAGATTCTGATATCAGCTAGTTTTCCGTACCACGGGCTATCGGATGGGAATATTCCCAGATAACCTGTTGATGCGAGAGTTGTCGATATTGACATTGTCACGCTGGTTTCCAATATCTTATCGATATACACCATCATTGTCGTCCCATCATAGACAAATACAACGTAGTGCCATGATCCATCTGCAATTACTGATGTCGATACTGCTGAATGTCCACCATCCCAATCAGAAAATCCGATTGTCCCTACTCCGGAAGATGTGTTGATTGCAAATTGTCCTGAACCGGAACCATAGGCGATTAAGGCTTGTTGATGGGTAGTATCACTGGTATTGACCCATGCGCAAATGGTTCTTGCGCTAGATCCAGAAGGAAGCGAAGTTGTGCTAAATGTGGCATATGATGTACCGCTGAAAATTCCGACTATACGTGATCCCAACGGAAATGAGGTGTCAGTGGAAAATGTGATTCCAGAATTGGTCAGCGTATAATTTCCAAATGCATCTGCAGTGCTAGTCAAAAGCCATTTGGCAACTCCACCAGATGTGATAGACCCTGGATTTTCCACTACCCAAGATTTTCCATAGTTATCACTGGATACATCCGCCGCCGCCGGGGCGTCGCAGCCGCCCAATGTCATAGCATCGATCGTATTGAGGATAGAATACAGGGTAGAGCCGCCAGCCGCCAGATTGCCGTCGAAACGCGAACTGTCGACCGTGATACTAGTATCCGGCAACGTCAAGGCCGCCTTGAGCGCGGCCACCCCGTCGGCAAGCGTAACGTCTTGCGGCACGGCAGCGCTGCTGCTCATATTTGCTTTGAGCGTATAAGCCGGCATCGTCGCCATTTTGGCATTGGTAACAGCATTGGCGGCAATGGTCAGCACTCCCGCATTCGTGATCGTGGCATCGCCGGACAGGGCAACCCCGGTTGCAACATTCGAACTATTGCCCACAAAGAGATAGCCGTCCGCCAAAACATTGGTGCCGCTCCCGGATCCGCTACCGGCGGACCACACCGCCGCGCCCGCGGTGGCGTTTGTGCAGACGTACAAAGTTCCGTCGTAAATCCAGAGACTGCCGGCCGCATACCCGGAACTCGAGTCATCGGTCGCGGTCGGCGCCGCAGTGGCGGTGAAATTCGATTTGATATTCTGGACGTTGCCGAGCCCGAGGTCGGACGCCGTGACCGTGACATTGGCGGTCAGCGCGTGGCCGTTGACCGTAGTGGCGGAACTGGCCGGGATCACACCGCCGACCGTCGTCCCGGACGGCAGCGCCGCCGCCCCGGAGACGGTCAGATTCTTGATCGTGGCGGTTTTATTGACGCGCAGATAATCATATTCCGGATCCAGCGCCAGCAGGGACGGAATTACACCGATCGACAACAGCAGTAAGAGAATTTTTTTCATATGAATTTATCCTTTCACGGTTAAAAGCTTCGGGCAACATTGATGGTGGCTTTTACGGCACCGGTCGGCGCCGGCGTGGCGGCCGGGGTGATGGTCAGACATTGATAACCGTCGTCGTCGATGGACGTGGTAATGCACTCCAGATCGAACGCGCCGATAAACGTGGTTTCGTCATGCGTCGATCGGCTGCCCGTCATCGGCAACAGGTCGACGGTCGCGCCTCCGTCGTTGCTCAGCCAGAATTGCTGGAGCAGCTTTTCGCCGTCGGCATCGATCCGCAGGTCGACAAGATAGTTTTTATGGGCAGTAACCAGCCCGATTTGAACCGGCGAACCGGTCCCGGCGGTCAATGTGGCGGACGCGGCGCCGACGACATGGCTGCCGAGATAAGCGCCGGAACTCCAGGTGGTCCCGCCGTCCACGCTGAAGCGAATGTAGGTATCGGACCAGCCGGTATCGATGTTGCTTTTCCAGGTTGCGCAGTCGGCGGAATATTGAATCTGGACGTTATAGGCAATGACCCGAACCGAGGCAGGATTGTCCATTTTACCGTTATTGGTCCAGGACAACATGCCGGTCGAGGCATTGATCGACGGCGTGAAATAATAAGAATCGCTTTTCAGATTGCCGAACAGCGTCCACCCGGAAAGCGTGTAATAATACAACGGATATAGTTCGCCGATTGTGCCGGTTTTGATCAGACAGAAGTCGCCGAGCCGGGCGCTGGCCGGCAACGTCGTTGCAATAGTGATCGCGGTCCCGTCTTCGCCCTTGATGTTGACCGGATCCGACCAGTCCCCGGCAGTCGCAGAATTTTTCCGATAGAGATAGGCGGTGTCGCTGGCCAGAAACATGAACCCGGCCGCTTCAGAATCGTAATTGCCGATCTGCGAATAAGGTTTGATTATATCGGCATGCAGTCCTTCTCCCTGCGCGCCCGTGGCACCGGCGGCACCGGCGGCACCCGTAGCGCCTTTGTCACCGACAAACTTTTTTCCGGAAGTCCAAGCGGTCCCGCCATCGCAGCTGAACCGGATGTATTCGTCGGCATCGACCACCAGCGTATCGTGCCAGGATTCGTCATCGGCGGAAAACTGGATTTCGACGTCCGGCGCATCCGCGCCGGCGGCCCCATCCGCGCCGGCGGCCCCATCCGCGCCGGCGGCCCCGGTAGCGCCCTTGCTGACGATCAACAACCATGCGGCGGTTGACGTATCGGGTTCGTTGCCGAGATTGTCTGCAATGATCGAGGCATAGAGACTGCCGTTGTAAGTCACCGCCTCATTCAAGGCGTAGGTTGTGGCGGCGGAATACGCACCTTTCGGCGCATAGCCGGTGCCGTTGACTCCGGTTGCTCCGACCGGGCCGGTCGGAATTTTGATCGCGATCCCATAATTCGCACCCTGGTCGAAACTCATATGCAGATAATAGTCGGTTGAACGTTGAGTATCGCTCCAGTCGGTTGAGCCGTCCGGTCCGAACTGGATTTTGACGCCGGAGGCCAGTAGCGAATTGATTTGAGCGGCGGTGTATTGACCATCCGCCACCGAGGTCGGCGACCCGGTACCGGGCACGGTACGACGGTTATAAATCGTCAGCGATGAAAACAACACAAAACCGGGATTGGTTTCGCCGGACAAGAAGCCGTCGATTTCGACGCCGAGCGCAATGCTTTCGCTGGTGCCGATGGCGGCGATCAGTTCGGTTGTATTGGTATCGGACAGCGTAATCTGGACTTCCGCACCGGTGAAATCATCATCGGAAATAGATACCACGCTGACAGTCGAACTGTCCAGTTGCAGCGAGGTCGAAGTATTCCAATCGTTGGCGACGGCGAAATACCAGGTCAGCAGACCTGCCAAATCGGATACTGTGTAGGCAGTACCGTTGGCATGAAGAAATCGGTAGGCCAGAATACAGCTGATGCCGCGGGTAATCGACGGCGTAGTCTGCAACCGGTTGCCGGTGGCATCGCAGACATAGCCCTTAACGCCGTCGATCTGCAGATAAACAATGGTTTTTTGCATGATATCAACCTCTGAAATTAAAATGATGATCGACCAGCGCGTACAACGTCACGTCATCGGCATCGCCGAACGAGGTAGTATAACTGTAAGCGAGGTCGAAACTCTTGATCTTGATCGCTTCGCAGGACATTTCCGGCATCTCTTTAATAAGTACCTGGTAGGTGACTCCGGACGCCAGTTCCGGAATGATCAGCGTCTGTTGGTCGATCACGGTCCCATTCTGCGTTCCGGTCAGATACGCTTCCCAGGCGGGCGTGCGGTAGTCGCTGGAATTGACGAACCGGAAATAGAGCCGATCAACACTTTTTTTTGCCCACGCGCTCGCATCGCTGGTCCCGGTGCCGCCGCCCCCCCGGTGTCCGCAGCCGCTGCCGCCGGAAATGGAAACGGTCGTTTTGTCGATCGCTTCACCGCTCCATTCCGCCGAGGGAAATTTGTCTTCCACGTATTCCGCCATCCGGACCGATTGAATGTAATCGCCGAGACTTGCTTCAGTAACGTAGGAATTGGTGTTGCCGTTCAGAATTTCCGTATGTCCAACCGTCCAGTCGCCGGAGCCGAGCCACGGATTGAGGGTGGAAAAATCCTGGGACAGAGAACAGGACGCCGACTTGGTTTCCTTGTAAAATCCCCATTTTGATGAAGAAAATTTGACCTTGTCCACGGTATACAGCAGTTGATTGATGATCGCATAAATCTGCTTGAACCATTCGATCTGATTCCAGCGGTATTGCGCCGGATCAAGCAGCCGCGTCAGTTGCAGATATTTTCCCAGCGAGTCCCGGGTCCACATCGGGAATGCGGTAAAAGATGCGGTTACGCCGTGCAGATTGATATAATTGACAAAAAATGGAATTAATTCCAGCACGGCGGAGTGAAACTTGGCCAGTGCTGAATAACTCAAGCGGCGGTACGGATAGGGCGTAATCGCCGGAGCGCTCAAGGCAATGGCCAGCGATTCATCGACGTCCCGAGCGCGTTCCAGCAACGCCCGGCGGATGGCGTCGGCATACCGGGCCTTGCGCGTCAACGGCGCCGTCCAAGTCATTGATTGCGATGTCCAGGAATATGGCGCGATATAGTCGATTACAGCCATAGTCCCGCCTTCCCGAGCAACTCGGTTTCGGTGTTATCGCCGATGACATACTGGTCAAAGACCAGCGTAAAATTCATCGATTCGTCGCCGGCATCCGCCGACGTGTGCCACTTGAAAATATTTTTACCGTCGGAAGTTATTTCATCGCATTGATACCAGCCGGAAGTATCACCGTAAGTTCCCAGCACCCAGACTTTGTGTTCAACGTCAAAATGGATATCGCCATCGCCATAGGTATAATAGCCGTTGCTGTCTTTTTTCAGACTGCGGACATAAGTATCCGAAGCATCGTCGGCATCCTTGAACTGCGGCAGCCCGACCACCTTATCGGCTTTGTTTTCCGTCCCCTGAAATTCATAAATGCCGACCGGCGCCGTGCCGCCGGATCCGCTATGAAGCCAATAGTCGAACGTCGAAGTCACCGCCAGAGTGGGTCCGTTATAGGCATCCTGCACGGTCCCCCGCAGCGAACCGCGTCCGACATAGACGTCGCCCTTGGCCGAATACCAGGCGTCACCGGTGTATTTGCCGTTGTCGTCGCTCCATTCCTCGGTCGTGCCGTATCCGGGATTGGCGGTAATCACCCAGGTTCCGTCGTACCAGAGCGCCAAGCCGTTGCCGCCGGACCAGTAGACATAGCCGTTGACCGGCAGATAGACGGGGGTAAACGCCACGCCTCCGATAGCGAACGACGGTCCGAACGACGCGGAAATCACCCATTTCCCGTTGAGTTGAAACAGAAAATAGCCGGCATCGGCACCGGTGCCGACCCAGAACGTGTCGCCGAACGAATAGTTGGGAATCAGCGGCATCCGCAAAGTCAGATTGGATTTGCGCCAGGCCATCAGTCCGATCCTCCCGTCACCGATACCAGCGCCTCGTCGCCGACCGTCCAGGTGCCGGACGGAACGGTGTCGGCGAACAAGCCGTCGATCACTTCGAAATACCCGGTCCCGGTCTTAGCGTTGCCCTTGCCGTTGGCATAGATATCGCAGGGATAGCGGCCGGCGCTGTCGCCGCCGGTGATCTGCAGCGCCACGGCGGTATTGCCGGAACAAGATCCGCTTCCCAGCTGCACGACCGCATACGATTCGTCTCCGGTCAATGCCGAAAGGATCCGGCACGGTCCGGCATCGGCGCTTTGCAGAATGCCGTTGGCCCCCGGTCTGGCAAACCGATGCGACGAGTTGGTAATTTTGATCCGGGCGGGAGTAACGCCGACGATGCGCGCCAGGCCGACGCCGTCCGCCGGAATCGGCTCTTGAGTAATCGCAAACGGCTGCTGCACGGATTCCACCGTCAAATCCACCGCCATCGCCGGCGGCGCATCGGAAAAAAGCAAAGCATCGTTTACAGTCGTAATATCGCGGACCGGGGCGACGATCATCGCCAGACAAAACACCGGCAATGCGGACGATTCCAGATTGTGCACCAGCACCAGTCCGTCCGGCAGACCGGCTCCGGCCATTCCGGACAGCATTTTTCCGCGTCCATCCAGTTCCGTCTGAGCGTCGGCAATGGCGTTATACGCCTCGGCGCTGAATTCAAATTTGTCGCCGTTAAGAACTTTGCGAATGCTCATTTTCCGATCCCCAGTTGAGAAAAATCGCAGGACAGATAGACCCGTTCGATGTAAACCGCATCCGGCCGATGCAATACTTCGCTGCCGACCAGCACTTTTTTGTATTTGACCCACATGTAGTCCCAGCCGGCCTTGAACTTGACGGTGATCGCCGCGGCCCCCGAACCGACGGTAAAATCGGAGCGGTTCGGCGACGCGGAAAATTTATAAGTCAGTTCCCAGCGGGATTTTTTACTGTTTTTCGCGCCGGAGACGCCGAGCAGCAGCACCTCGCCTTCGTCGTACGACCGGAACGAAGCATTGTTGACGTGCCCGACCCGTACTTTCAGGTTGTTTCGGAACAATGCGGTCAATTGCGCATCGGTGAAATAATGCGTTTCGCTCCAGTTGAACGTCGGCAGAATGATATCGACGCCTTTGACCTGGTGTCCGTCGTATTCGATCGCGCCGCCATAATCGGTCGCAGTCGCGGGATAGATGCCGCGGGTGGCAATCGACTGCGTAATGTGCTGGGTAGCGGATCCGGTGTCGAACGCCATCGAATAATTCAGCGAGGTATCTTTCAGCGATGACAGATCGGTGGCATCGTACTGATAGCGGGCAATAACTTTAAATGTCGAATCATTGATCCGGGAATCGACGCGGATGGTCTGCAAAGCCATATCGTTATAATAATAGGACACGTTGCTATAGGCATATTTTACCGCCGCGTCCTCGTCGTCCGCGTTAAAAACGAAATAAGGGATTTCCGCAGCCGTCTGATCGCCGGAGTTGTTCAACTCCAGTGAACGATCATAAAATCCCGGTTGAATCGATGTATCCGCCATGGCTTCCTCACGCGAATTTCAATGAATTATTCTGGATATAGTTGTAAATCGCCTTAGTATTCTGGGCAGCGTTTTCCACCGCCTTGGCCGTGCGTTCAGCGGCGGAACCTTCCGAGCCGAGCGCCCCCGCCGATGCCGCGTAGAACGAACCGGCCACCGGAGCGGACAATTGCCGGACGGTGTTCTGCGCCTCCAGCAGTTTGGCGGCATATTTGCTGACGGAATCCTCGGATTTCGTGTAATTTTCCTTGGCGTGGGAAATCCGATTCTTTTCGTCGTCGGTGATTTGGCCGTCGTTTTTGGCCACGGCAATTTCAAAATCGTATTTTTCCCTGGCCTTGGCGGCGGTCAGCCGCGCCTGATCCAGCAGGGCGGACAACATTTTCAACGCCGTTTGAGGATCGGCTTTCATCGTTTCCTGCAGCTGCGTATCCTGAGCCTGTTCCGCGCGTTGCCGGATATAGTTGTTTTCGGTCTGCGTCCGGTCGCGATCAATCTGGTCGGCTTCGGTCTGAAATTTTTGCCGGGCCTTGTTGTTGACGCCTTCGACCGCTTCCTCTTCGAGCAGATCGGCGTTCTTCATTTTCCAATTCAACTCGTAGATCAACGTAGCATTCTGATTGCCCCTGGCTTTGCCCAATTCATGGTCGAGTTGAATCTGCAAAACTTTTTTATATTCTTCGTAGAGTTTCCGGACTTCGACAATTTCGTTTTCCAGTTGCGTCTGCCGCCGCTGGGCGAATTGCGCTTCAATTTCATCCATGCGCTTGACGGCGTCTTCATTCTGTTTGGCCGACACCAAGCGAGCATTGTTTTCGGCTTCAATCCGTTTGCCCGTCGTATCGCCGGAAGCCGATGCGGGATCGGTCCCGGTGATGGCATTGTTGTCCAGGTGATCGAGCTGTTCCATCCGTCGCTTGGTTTCAAGCATCTTATTGCGATATTCTTCCAGCTGTTGATTGGTTTTTTCCAAATCAGGGTTATAATATTCCGAGCCTAACCATTTGCTGGTAAACGCAGAACCCCATGATTGATTTAACACCGCTCCCCATGGTTTTCCGGTATATGTCTTCCGCTGCCGCTGCAGTTCATCCATATTATTTCGAAATTCCAGATATTGTCGTTCCAGATCCTGTCGCGCTCCTTTGCGCATGGCGGCATTCAAACGGGATTGAACATCGGCAGCCAAGGTCAACGATTTATTATTCCGATCCAGAACAATGCCCAAATCGCCGTATTTTGCGGTCAGCGTTTCCGCCAATTTTTGAGCTTCCGCCATCTCCGTATTATTCAAATCGTTTTTTTCCGCCAGCTGTTGCAGTCGAACCATCATTTCCCGATCGCTTTTTCGAGCTTCGTCGTTGACGGTTACTCGTTTTTCCATCGTATCGGAAAGTTTGGCCACATAGGCAGAAGCAGAGCGCAATGCAAAAATCACCGTTCCCAGCGCGGCTGCGATAGCCAGCAAAATCGCCGATGGAAGAACGGCTTTGAACGCTATCCAAGCGGCGGAAACGCCGCGCACGGAACCGCCCAGCGCAATATTGGCAATGGTGGTTGCCGTCACCGCCGCGATATGTTTCCAGAACGCCGCCGTACAGAGATTCAGCGCCACGCCGTAGAGCGCCTGGCTGACGGCTAACACTTTTGCCTGAATCGCCTGCATTACGGCGGCGGCGGTCATTTTCAGCGAAGCGGCCGTGGACGCGTTGGTAACCGTAGTCCAAGCCGTTGTAATGGCGGTTAAAACAGCCTGTGCCGTGGCCAGCGTTTTGGTTTTGACGGCCGCCGCGACTTCAGCATTGGACATCAGCAAAATCTGCGCGGCGGCAAATTCCGCTTTGGTTCCGGTCAGATTCAGCCCCAATACCATTTGACCGATCCCGACCAACGCCGGCATTTGCACATTGCGGTAAGACGAAAAAGACGCAGCCACCAGTTTGATCGATTCCGCAACCGTTGATGCTTTTGCGCTCAACGCCGTCCACGTGGTGTTCAGCGCGGCAATTACGCCATGCGCCACCGCAATACCGGAAGCCGCCGCCTTGATCGTGCCGCCGAATGCAAACAACACGGAAGCCGCCACCGTCACCGCAGCGGCGGTCTGGGCCAGTACCGCCACCAATTCACGATGCCGGCCCACCCATTCCGTGACCACCGCCAGCGCGTTGCGTGCGTGCGTATACCAAGCTGCGGTAGCGCCGGACAGCGCCGAACCGGCGGTAGTTTTCAACTCATTGAACTGTTCTTTCAACTTGCCGAGGGCCGCCGCCGGAGCTCCGGCCATCTTCCGCAATGCTTCCTGGGTCGCGCCGGCGGACTGCGCGCTACTCTGAATATTTTTCTGCAGATCGCCCAGGTGGGTCGATAACGCGACAATCGCCTTGGCGGTCGGTTCATCGGCGCCGACCGCCAGCAACGAAGTCAGCGATTTGCCTTGAAATTTGCCCAGCTGTCCCATCAGATCGTCGCCGAGATCCGGAATATGAGTGAACAGCGCGCCCAACTGGGTCATCATCTGTTTCATCGGCACGCCCTGATTGCGCATCGTCATCACAATACCCAGCAACTGATCCAGCGACACATGAGCGGCATGGGCCAGCGGCGCGATTTTACCGAGCTGGTCGGCCAGGTCTTGATAGGAGATTTTGCCGCGTTTGACGGCATTGAACATTTTGTCGGAAACGTCGTTGACCAGGCCGGCACGCAGACCATAAGCCCCCATGATGTTGGTCAGCGCATCGACCGATACGCCGACTTCGGTAAAGCCGGCCTTGGCGGCTCTGGCCCCGGCTTCCAGATAGGTCATGGCCTGATCGGGCGCGACCGACGCCTGCAGAATCTGATAAAGTCCGTTCGACAACGCCTGGGTATTTTGTCCGAACCGGACCGACATTTCCCGAATGCCGTCGGAATATTCCGCCAGATGTTTCTGCGGCTCGTCCAACACAGTGGAAATTTTGCGGATTTGCATATCCCAGTCGGCGAACGCTTTCGCGGCCAACGCGGCGGGCGCGGCGATCACCGCGCCGGCAATCTGCATTTTGCGACCGATATCGGTCACCGCTTCGCCAAAATTCTTCAGCTGTTTTTTGGCGTCGGCAAGCCCGGCCGCCAACTGGGTACCATCGGCACTAAGTTCGTAATACGCTTTACCCGCGCGAATGGCATCGGCATCGGCCATCGTTTATTCTCTGCTCCTGCAAAAGATGTCTTTCAATATCCGCAATTCTTTCCCCTTGAGTTTTGGGATCGCTTTCGGCGCCGGATTCCGGTACGGATTCAATTGGTCGGGTCGAACGAACGAGCTTTTCTTCGGGTCCCGCGCCGCATTGACCGTCATTGCCAGCAGCGAGGAGGTGTGTTCCCACCATTCCGCGCGCCGGCTTTCCGCCATGATCGTCAATTCGGCGTAGGTGAACCGGTCGGGGTCAACGCCGCAGACTCCGGCGCATTGGTAACAGCGCCGGACAATGTCGCCAGCCGGGTGTTCAAAGCGATCATGAAGTCCGGCGCGTCGAGCATTTTTTCGAGTTTTTCGTCCGCCGTCCGTTGCATCGTCGTCATTCCGTCCAGCAGCAACCGGCCGATCCGCCGCCGGCCGGCATCGGGGAAAAAATCAACGATCTCGTCGAGCAGCGCCTTGGTCGCGTCGGCGATGGCCTGTCCGGCCAGGCTTTCGCCGAACTGAACATCGGAAACATTCAGCCGTTCGGCCTGTTCGCGGCAGATCACATAGAGCACATCGACCAGCAAAATCGGATCGTCGGTCAGCCGGTCGATCAGCGACGTGTTCAGATTTTTTTCCGTATCACCGATTTGGATGGCCTGCGTCAAATCGACGTCCAGCACGGCGCGCACAGCCTTGACGGTATGCACATTGACGCAGACTTCCCACGTCCGCCCGGTATTGTCGGCGAAGGTTTTCATTTACCGACGCTCCCGTTATGAACGGCCGCCGGTTCCGGCTTGACCAAAACTTTTGCTTCCGCTTCCGCTTTGACGATCACCACCGGAGACGACCAGGTCTTGCCGTCCGAAGAAATCCGCGCATAGACGTCATTCGCCGCCATTTCCGCGTGCCATTCCTTGCAGTCGGTCGAATACTGCAATTCGACGCCGAGCCGAGTTCCTTTGGCTGCGCTGGTAGTTCCGCTGCCGTTTTTCCAGGTCGGCGCGCGGGTCAGATAGGTCGGCTTCGCGGTCACCTTATAGGTGATGGCTTCTTCAAGCTGTTCGTCGCGGTCGAACTTGGTAATGACAAAGTCGGCGTCAAGCCCCTCGCCGGTGCCGTCGTCGGCGAACAGCGCGATGGCGGTTCCGGCCGACCACGCGGCGCGCACGGCGGCAATATCGGCATCGCCGGAGATATCCACCATGTCCCATTCCAGCGAACCGTCTTTCAGCGTGGCGGCATAGGCTTTCCAGCCGTCGGTGGCGCGGGTGGTGATGTCCGCCGAGCCGGTTTCGACGCTGAGCGTCAGATTTTTAACGTTTTTTACTTCGGTGGCGCCGGTCGTTCCGGCGGTTCCGCGATAGAGCACGGCATCCAATCCCAACTGCACTTTACTCATCATCGAATCTCCTTCGAGTTTGGTATTTTTTAGGCCGCCGCATCGCGCCAAAAAGCGGCGATTTCGGCGCGTCCGGCCGCAGCGGCCGGACCCATCAACGGCCGCGCCGCCACGTTTCCTTTTTCAAGGTGCGGCGGACCGAACAATTCCAGAATAATTCTGGCCGCGCGTTCCGCCTGAACGCGGGAATACATTTTCGCGTTCTGCAGATAGACGGTGCGGCCTTTAAGCGGCGCGTACCGACTCCAGGTTTTATACCCGCCGCGCGCCCGGCGCAACTGTTCGTAGCTCCCCCGGCCCGTGCTCCGCTTGGCTTTGCCGATCAGCGACGCGACCGACGTGCCCCAGCGGATCGGGCCGTAACCCTGTCTCTGAACGAAATCGGCAATCGCGCTTTCCGAATTTCCGGACGGCTGGCCATGGCGGCCATAAGGCCAGTGGACGTTGGCGCCGGAAGCCACCGGTCCGCCCTGCTCCAGAATTTGCGGCACCGGCATACCGAGGCGGTTGACGCGGCCGGTCAACAGTTTGGCCGGACCGATCACCACCGACTGCCGGGCGCGATCAAGTCCGAACAGAATCGAGGCCTTGTAGACCCGGGCATGGTCGCGCGGTGGTTCGCCCGGGGCGGATTTGACTTTTTTACTGTGCTTGACCATCCGCCGGGCGATGCCGCGCAGGTAAGCGCCGGACCGCGACAGCGCCTTGCGCGTTCCCGCGTCCATCCGCCGCTTGACTTCGACGTCGTTGAAAAACGTCCAGCCTTTCAGGTCAAACATATCAACTGCCCTTGCAGGTTAAAGTTAAAATCGAGGTGAATTGCTGGCGCATCCGGAGATGTTCCGGCGCGTAGACCGGTTCGTTGGCCACGTCGACGCAGCGGACCGACGGCAGCGCGGTCAGCGTCTTGCCTTCCACGCCGGTTTCGATCGCTTCCACCAGCTGCAGCATGGAATCCAAATCGTCCATGGCAATTTTTTTTATGATCGCCACGTCGATTTCATAAACTTTGTCGCTGAGATTGCGGGTAATCAGCGTCGATTTTCTCGACCGCGGACAAACCAGCACCTTCAGCGTTTTCAGCTCCTTGAATTCGAGGCTCGGCACCGGCGTCAGTTCCGGCGTAATCGGCAGCGGCAACCCGGTCAACGCCGCCAATTGGTCCGTCACTGCTTGCGCCACCTGCATCACCATGCTGCCATTGCTCATGCTTTCGCCTCCGTGTCGCCGGTCAATCCGTTGTATCGGGCATGCACGCGCATCATCCGGTGATGCAGCCGGTCAGACCAGCGCCAGACATCCTCGTTATTCGGGGCGCCGACAACATAATCGTGGCCGTCGAATTCGAACACGTCGCCCGCCGCCGGTTCGACGGCGGACCCGTCGATGACCAGATCGGCCGAGCGCACGATGAAATCGCGCAACTCGGTGCGGATGGTGACGGCGTATTCGTTTTCCGCCCGAAACAACGTCTTGGCGATTTTGGCGAACAAAGCGGCCACGCCGCCGGACGGCGTGCTGTCCCGGCGAAAACGGACCGGGACCGCCTGGACGGCAAACAGGCGATATTGCAGGTCTTCGGCAGATTCCAGCGGCGTGGCCATACTCATTCTCCGTTACGCGGAAATCGCGATCACGCCGGCGGCGCGCAACGCCGCCAGCAGTTCATTGATCTTAGTTACCGACACCGCCAAAGTGGCGTCGGCCGCCAGATCGGCGACCGCTGCGGCGACGGGTCCGCGATCTTCCAGCAACACGCGCACGACCGTATCGCCGTCACCGGCTCCGGTCGCGGTGTCTCCGGCGGCGGCGGCCAGCGCCGGGCCGAGGTAGACGGTATTGGCGGTCGGAGCGGTCAACGCGGTTAAGTTGGTCTTATCCCACCAGACTTTGGAGCCGAACGCGAAAACGACGGCGGACGCCTTAACCACGTCGAAAACGCCGGTCAGCGCCAACGCGCCGAATTCTCCGGACGCGATATCGAGTTTGGCGATGGCGGCCCGATTGCCGACGACCACAATGTCGCCGGCCCCGACGTCAGCGGACGGCGTATAGTCGATCGACCGTCCTTTCTGTACGAACACAGCATTCATAATCGATCTCCCGATTAAATTTCAGAACTTGATTCCGATTGATTTTTCACGCGCAGGCCGCCGGCGATGGGCCGAGACTATTTGCCGGCAAACTTGGCCATGCCGCGGAAATCCTGTTCCCGGATGCCAATATCGTAATAAATCCGGAAACTGATGCCGAGGTGGTTGAAATCGACTTCGCCGGATTCAACGGTCGGCTGACGGCGGCCTTTCAGATAGCCGATTTCGAACGTGTCCACCTGAGCCGGATCGCCGAACAGATACCACTCAACCGAGCTGTCGAGATACGGACTGGCGATCGGTTCGAGGTTGTACGTCGACACGACGTTCAGGGTACTGAGTTTCTGTGCCGCGGCTCCGGTAGTCGCGTCGCCGCCGGTGAAACCGAGCACCACGCCCTTGACCAATTCGATTGCCGTGCCTTCGAGATCCGGATGGACCAGCAGGAAGCGCGGCAAGACATTAATGGGTTCCTTGTCGGCGTCGACCTGTTTCAGAAACAGCGCGCGACCGGCCTTCAGCGCATCGAGCGACAGTGCGCTGGACGCCCCGGACAAATAATTTTTGTGAGCGGAACTGAACAGATTGTCCGGATTGGCGATCAACCGGGCGAAAAACAGCCGGTCGATCAGCCGGGCGGCTTTGTTGCCCATACCCTGCGGCACGCGCATAAATGCGCCAAGATCGTCGTTGATGATCATCTTGCGGGTCAACGTCAGAATCTTCCCATAGGTATCGAGCTGGTTGGTAGCCAATTCTTCTTTCAAACCGCCGTGTTTGAATTCACCGTCCTGGGCCAACGGCTGAAGTTCGCCGACATCGGTCATCCGATAACGTTCGGAAACTTTGAAGTCGTTGAGGTCGCCTTCGGAGCAGAGCCGGGTGGCGATCACCGGCTGGGAGCCGTAGGCCTGGCGCAGCACCTTATTCGCCACGTTGGAAAGAATCCCCGGCAGGCTCACGGTGCTGAACGCCGCCTTGATGGTATCGTTGTCGAACGATGCCGAGACGGGCTTGTGTTCCATTTGCGCGCAATAGGTCAACAGCTCCCGGAGCGACAGATCGCGCATTTTTTCGGCGGCTTCCATGGTCTGTCCGTTGAACTGGGCCTTGATCGTCGCCTCGGTGATGCCATTGCGGAAACAGAGCGCGCATTCGAGCAGATTGCGGTTGATTTCCGCCCCCGCGTGAACGATGATATTGCCTTGAAATTCCGGACGTTTGGAGCGAACTTCCTTGATCGCTGCAATCGCCTGATTCGTAGCTTCGACGGTCCAGCCGCCATTGACGGCCAACGCCCGGATTTCAGCATAGTCGTTGCCGCAGGCGGTTTCAATGGCTTTGATCCGTTTGTTTTCCGACTCGGCGGCCTTGAGCGCTTCGGCGCGAACCGCGTCATGGATGGCCGCCTGAATCTGCGGATCCTGCGGATTGAACGCGGACTGTACCGGCGCCGCGGCCGGCAGTACAGGGGCCGGAGTCATGATGGGGGCGGACGCCTGCACCGGAGCAGCCGAAACGGCGGACGGCGTGCCGGGCACGCCGCTTCCCGCCGGGGTCTGCTTGCCGGGAAAATAGCCGGCGGCGAATTCGAAATCCGCCTGGACGGCGGCCAGCGTCAGATTCAAGGTTTTGAGGTGAGCCAGAATGGAGTCCTCGGTGGAATCGGCCCCCAGTTTAAACCGGGCGATCAGATAGGCTTTGAGTTTTTTGTCCATAATTGTTCCTTCAGGTTGATGGTTGGACAGATCGGGTGCTAGATGCAGAGCAAACGAGGCGGCAATTTTGAGGGTAGTATCGGCATCCGCCCCCACCGCGACGACGGAAATTTCCCGCAACGTGCTGCGGGTCACGAGCAGAAACGGGCCATCCTGCCGACGGCCGTTGACGAATTCGGATTGTCCGGCTTCCACCTCCCGGGTGGCGATCGTGCTGCCGCCGATCGACAGTTGCCAGGGAATAGTTTTGCCCTGAGCGACGATTTCCCGCGACAGATCGGTTTCCCGGTGAATGGCGCCGCCGGTCACGGCCAATTGATTGCCTTTGGCAACCTGCACCGCGCCCAGCCGGTAATGCGGGTCGTTGATATGACTGTAAAGCAGCGGAACCTGAGGCGAAACCTCCATGCCGGAAATATCCAGCACCAGTGGAATTTCACTCCATGGCTGCCGGATTTTGCCGCCGGCATAGGCCACGCCGCCGGTAATGTTTTGCAGATTGACGGGGGAAGCAGCGGCTTCGATCACTTGAAAATCATTGACGGCGCCAAGCGGCTCCGCCAACGCGAAAACAAAATCAGGCGGCGTCTTTTTCATCGTCATTCTCCTTTTCATCGGAATCCGAAGCGGCGGTCGGAGCGGCTTTTGCGGCGGCGGCGGTCGGCATATCGGCCTCGGTCAGGCCATTTTGGGCCAGCATTTTTTTCCGCAGCGCCGCCAATTCGATTTCGCAGGCCAGTTTTTTCTTTTTTTCCGCGTAATTCTGGTCCATTTCGGCTTCCCAGTCGCGGCCTTCCTGACCGAGTTCGTTGGCCAGATTGGTGGAAGCGTTGGTCAGCCGGATATCCTGCGCCTGCGCTTCTTTCAGCGGGTCGATGTGTTCGGAGCCGTCCCAAAACCATTTATGAGGAGTCCAATAGGTTTCGAGTTTAGGATAATCGGCGGGGTAGAAGATCCGGTCTTCCGCTTCCCAGACCGGATAAATCCGATCCAGAATGGTGATTTCGATATCGTCGCGTTCGATCTCGATCGAGCGGAAATAGGTCTGATGGTCGAGACGGCCGGACGAATAGTTGTATTCCTTGGAATTGCCCTTGGCCACGTTGAACGGCATGTTTAACGGGCGCGCCATTTCGTTGATGTTCATATCGACGAACTTAGCATGGGTGGCAGTCGGCTGCTCCGGCTTGAGCTGATCGATTTTATAACCGCCGGGCATGCACAACCCGCCGTTACGCTCGAGCGGAACCACATCCATCGGCCGGTACTGATTTTCACGTTTTTTTGCTTGCGCCTCCGGCGAATTGGACGGTCCGTAGATTTCATCCGCCACATCTTCCGGCGGGGCGTCGGTGGTCAGCAGAAACGAGATGCTGGCGGCATTGCGGGCGCATTCCAACACCGACTGGGTATAACTGCGCAGATTGGCGAAAACTCCGAGCGTCGGCGTAATTTCCGGCACGCCGCGATGCTGTCCAGGCCGGTTTTCATTGAAATAGTGAATGACGTATTCAGCCGGGATTTCATTGAATTCGCGTGGGAAATAGTAACCGGATCCTGGGTGACATTTCAGAAATTTGTAGGTGACCGGATTGCCTTTTTCATCCAGCACAATCCCGTCGACTTCTTTGGGTTGTCCATTCGGCCAGGTGTCGAAAACGGTGACAAACAGGTCAGACGTCACCTGCTCGGTTTCATAGAGCGTAAGGTCAAGTTTCACCGGACCGGGGACCTGCGGATTGGTACTCATCACCAGGAATGTTTCACCGGCTTCGGCCTTGGCCCGCCGGGCAAGCCGCAATTTTTTGGCAAACTTGGTATCGTGCATCCACTGGGCAAACCGGGCTTCCCGATGGCGCGCGGCTCCCGGATCGGGAATCTGCAGTTGCAACCGCGGCCCGGTGCCGACGGTATCCCGCGCCAGCGTATCGACCATGCCGGTGCCGTAGCCGTTGTTGGCGATTTCGTAACGCGATTTGATCACCAGCGAATGCCGGACCGCCGGATTCAACGCGGCGTCGGCGCTCAACTCATCGGCGTTTTCCCAGTGCCGGGCGTTGTCGGACGTGGTCCGGGCGGCATCGAACCGGGCGTGAACCACCTGATTGTGTGACGAATGGACTAATCCGCCATCCCCCGCGGACAGATTCCGTCCGGCGGTGGCGGAGCCGCCGTGGAACAGACCGCGCCAGGCGGCGGCGATGGAAGCGCCGATCATCGGGAGGTCCCCGGCGGCGCGAATTTGCAGAAACGAAGGGCGCGCCACGGATTTTTTGCGACGCGGCGATTGGCCAGATAGCGATCGGCTTCGATCAGGTCTGGCAGCGGGCGGGTGGTGACTTTTTCGCCATCGATTTCATAGGATTCCGGATTGCCCGCGGCGTCGCGGATGTTCTGTTCCAGCCCCGAATCAGCCATACCAGACTCTCCCGTTGAAGGTTTGAAAAAACGGTCTCCGGATGCCGGATCGGGGATCCGGAGACCGCGTCAACCCGCGCCGGCGGCCAAGCAGACGTGAATTACCAATTATATTGACCGGAAAGTTAAAAACTGTGCAGATAATTTTAAGAAAATTAGGAAAATTATCAGTTTTAGTATTGACTGCGTATCATATACGCATTATAATAATCGCAGGTGGTAATAATAAAAACAGCAACGGAGAAACGAAGTATGAACCAGAAAACGCAGGAAGAATTATCCGCCCATTGCGAAACGCTGACCCGGGTGATCCGTCAGACCAATGAAATCGCCCAGAATGAACCCTATATCCCATCGGAAATAGTCATGCGCGAGGGAATTAATCATCTGTCCGATGCCATTGATTATTTCAAAGACGCCGCTGAATACGCCAACGGCTGGCTGCATGACCGTCCGCTGCCGAATCAATATACTGCGGCCGCCACCACGAAAGAACAGCTCGAAAAACTGGCGCGCAAATGCGATGTGCTGTCACCGACCATTGCCATGCACCTGCGCCAGATCATCAGCAATATCAAAGCATAAGAAATTGAAAATAGTTTTGCAAGTGACACAGTATATATAAAATATGGAGGGAATATGAGCAAATACACGTTAATCGGACCGGATCAAGATCAAGATGATCTTGATGTAATGACTGCTTACAAAGGACTGAGTGATTTATGGAGTCGTTACGATGTCGGAGAAATTGACGATCCGGGATCGGTAGAAATCGATTCCGAGGAGTTTGTCAAGGAAGAAGACATTCCGCACAACCCCGACGAAGTTGTAGAAGAACGTTATGGGGAACATTTCGGAATAACGCTGTTCTGCAAATTTCAACAAGACGACAAAGGGGGGAAACGGTTCATTGCCGCCTACGAGCACAATGGACAAGAAATCCCGCTGGATGAGATTTCTCAAATCAGTGACGATTTTGCCGATGCCATTCATATGGATTTTACAAATTGCTTATGAATCTGGAAGATTTTATCACTAAACATAAACTATCCGGACGGGCAACCGCCCGAATCCTGCTGGTCACGGAAGGGGCCGTGCGTCACTGGCGCGACGGTTCCAATCCGTTGCCGCCGTCCATATCCCTGTTACTGTTGTTGCTGGACGATTATTTTCAGCGGCATCAACACTGGCCCTAAAGTTTTGACAATTCCTGCTGTAAAAATTTTGCCCGATCGACGCGATCGGCGGGAATGAGCCTTCGATCACATTCATAACTCTTTAAGGTTTCCAGAGAAATCTTCATTTTATCGGCAAAAGCTTGCCGGGTCAACCCGGTAGCTTTTCGAATGGCTTGCAATTCTTTTCCGGTCATACTTCCCGGCCTCCGGTGGCGGCAAACGGTTTCATACAAGGAAGCCGCCGTACCCGGCGGTACTTGCAAACACCTTGAAATACCATTTTTCCGGCATCATAAATGAATAATTGAAACTCCCGGCCTTCATCTTCCAGGGCCGGCAACCGATCAAACTGTTGATTAACCATTTGGATTACCCACGGCGTATCCGGGTCATCGTCAAACAGAAATTCAAATGCGTCTTTGGCATTCTTTTCCGTCCACCATCCGCGGGAAACAACAATTTCAGTGGCATTCCGAGCCGCTTCCAGCATCGGTTTGACCAATTCGCCGTTCGTTCCGCTATCAACCAGCAGCCGGAAAGCCCCGGCATTAATGGAACAAAAAAACAAACCCTTGCCGTTCGGTTCCGAATCCCAATAATTCGAACTGACGATTTGCTGCCCGTTATTATGAATTTCAAGCATGGACATGAGGTTTCTCCTTTGGTTCAATTTCCCAACTGGAAGAATACCCATAATTGGCAAAAGCGTAAGCAATCCCGGCCTGTTGTTGCAACCGGATATATTCTTCCGACTCCATGCCTAAATTATGGCAAATTTCTTCATCTTCAAGTCCCAATTCCTTTAACTTAATTACCAGATCGGACATTTTTTCCACCTGGTGCATCCCTTTAATGCGATTCATCAAGACCGTCAGCTGAACCGCATCGTGATAAGATAGCTTCAGCACAACCACGGAAGTCTCCGTTTCTCCCATGCGTTTAAGAGCTTCATACCGGTGATAACCGTCAATAATTCGATATTTCTTTTTTTCTTCCACCCAAACCACCAGAATCGGAAACAAAAATCCATATTTTCGAATGCAATCCTGTAACAAATCCATTTCCGTTTCCGGCATCTTGTTCGGATTGTAATCATTGGCAAAAAGATCGTCCAATTTTACTACCTGTGCTTCTATTGCATGCTGCGCAATCATAATAACGCTCTCCATTTGGCAATCAATTTTTGATTTTTTTCAGCGCGTTTCGTATCGAATGGACGGGAATTTTCATAGTCGTTGATCAACAGTTGTCCGACCTGCTGTTGATACATATGTTCCGTCGGCTCCTGTTTATCAAAGCGTTTTTTAAAACGTGTCCGATGCTCCGGATTGGGAAGATTATTCAGCATAAAATCGCGGAACTCCTTCCAGTTGTGATAATGTTCCGGAAGTTGCTTGTTGTTAAATACCAGCCGTTCGCTGGCATAACGGGCCGCCGTGGCAACCCCGCCAATCCGCCGGCAAAGACGGCTATAGGTATCCGGTTCATAACGCGGCAGATCGACCAGACACTTAAAAGATTTCTCATGAATCAAATTGGAAACCCGCATCCGGTTGTAAATACTCTTATTGTCCATGAACATCAAGTCGTAAATTTTGTTATATACGATGTTGTATTCATAAATAAAATGCCAGACGTCATAAACCGTCCAGTCGTAAATCGGATAAAAACGATTGATTTTTCCTTCCACGGTGCTCCAGCGCAAGCCATCCCAGCCGGGATGTTTGGTTACCGCCCGAAAGCGGGTAATGCTTTCATCGGCTCGCAATCCGACCAGGTAGGCCGCTTCGGGATGATTGTTTTCATGCCAGCGGAAAAAGTCATAAAAGCGTTGCGGATATTTTACCGGAACGGACTGAATGGCTGCGGCATCTTTTTCCCGCATCCAATGTTCTCCAGGACCCCAGGCATACAAAAAATAATCGGAATAGCTGGTGGCATTGGTCATATAGATCGGAACCTGAAACCATTGCGGAATGACGTTCGGATGAAGCATCATCCGGCGAATCAGTTCAATCGACGACTGATATTCCGCCTCCTGATCAAGAAAAAAACACACAATCTTGCGTTTCCGTCTCATGGCTTCCTGCAAGCACAACGAATACAAAACCGTACTGTCTTTCCCAGAGGATACCGAAACGTTAATCGTTTCGAAGCGATCAAACAGCATAGCAATGCGTTCCCGGGCTGCGACCAATACATTTTTGGAAGTGTTATAAATTTTCATGAGCAATTACCCGATTATAAATATCTTTTCTTCGCATATTTTCTTCCACCACAAAACGATAGATTTTCAGATCGGGAACTTTTATCACTCCACCCATTCGAAACACATCATAATCTACCGATAGGTCATATTTGGAGTTCGCCAATTTGAGCAGATTGTTGAGCCATAATTTGGGCGTGGAATATTTTCCAAAGACAAAATTTTTTGCTTCCTCATACCATTGTAAATCAAACAAATCAATCTCGGTAAATTCAAACGTCGTATTTAATGGTTCCAGGTCGGAATAAGTATTGGAAAGATAAGCCCCGATATTTTTTCCGGACAGCCGGCAATCTTCTTTTTCCCGATAAAACCAATCTTTCCATTCTCCTTCAATAGGATAACTGTAGGACGCCCCAAAATGATTATTATTGGTATAAAGATAGTGAAAAAACAACCGCCATGGTTCGCCGATAAAAGGACTGTTGTCAATGCTTATTTTGGGAACATTCGACGATAAGGTAGTAAGGTATTCATGAACCATATCACAACGATTGGCCGGATTAATCATCCGGTTCAATCCCACTAAAATAAATTTCGGCGGTTTGATATTGGGATATTCGACGCGAAACTTATTGAATTCCATATATTCAACCCCGGAAATTTCCGGAGGAACATAATCGGCGTGATAAATGCAGAAAGTGCCCGGCGGGACTTCAAAATTAAGCACCGGATGCGAAGTATCTTTAATGAATTGAATCATGTTTGTAACCCATTAAATTTTTCGCAATATAAAAAACGCATTTTCCGTTAATATCCGACATGACAAAACTTTTTTGATGTTCGGAAAATATCTTTCCCGTATTGCCGTATCCACAGCAGAAGTCACCAACCCGGTCATAACGCTCCGCCAATTTCTCAATAAAATCGTAATTGGTTTTGAATCGGTAATTATGGGTATCATTCCACCCGATTAAATTGGTCGGGTATCCATATAATATAATTTTTTCCATCCGCTCGGGGACCGGCAATTTTTTTAATGCATGACTTCCGATAATCAGCCAAAGAGGACGATTCCAATGATTGATAATTTTTGTCAACGCGTCCAAATATTCCTCGTAAGTAGTCCGCTCGTGGTCCGCCCGATCCATAAATTTAAAATATCCGTCCAGCCATGCCGGTTCCGCATAGAGAACATCGCAATCCGAATAATATTTTGGGAAGTTTCCGCAAATATCATGTCGAAAAACAATAGATTCTGTTTGATAAAAATCCAATTCATCCTGAATAGATAATTCTTTTTTTAATGCGCTATGATAAACTTTCATAATGATTGAATCAGCTTTTTCAGCTTGCCTTTATCTTTAATTTTTTCGACTTCATCTTTAAATTCCGCCAGAACGTTTCCCTTATTTAATAAAGAAATCTCAATTCGATCGTCGATCGATTGATTGCAATGAATATCAATGTACGTCACTGTCCGCATTTGACCAGGTCGATGATTTCGGTCTTCCGCCTGCAGACGTTCACTATATTTGAATCCATTGTTGTAAAATATCACATAATCGGAGATGACCAGCTGATTCAAGCCGTGTCCACCACAACTCGGCGTCAGTACAATAAACCGGGCATCCTGTTCAAAACGTTCAATCTGAACCGCACGTTGCTTTTCAGTTAATTGTCCGGAATATCGAGCACAACAATCCGGCCCATATTCGGCAGTCAACGCAGCCACGATGGAATCAATATCGTACTGGAATTTTGCCCAAATCGTCACCTTGTGATCGGCAGGAATTTCATAAATCACGTTCATCAGCGCATTAATTCGACCATGCGGAATGGGAATAATTCCGCCCTCTTCATCCGTCGTATAACCGGAAACGATCTTTTGCAACTCGGTAAAAAGCTGAAAAATCGCATAACTATCGAATTCATCGCGCTCCAGTCGGTCAAACGTTTTTTCCTTGGCGTCGTCATAGGCAATTTGCTGTTCTACCGACATCAGGATATGGAACGTTGTGTACAATTTTTTCGGTAAATCCAGACAGTCTGCTTTCTGAATCTGGTAGACATAAGGCTGAATCTTGGCCGCCAGATATTCCGTATTGTGAGCCCGGACAATCTTTCCGGGGAACTTGTCCGAATATTCCAGATGGTTCCGGGCGAAACTGTAAAACGAATTATAACCCAAAATTTTCGGCGACAAGAAACGCATCTGAGAAAAAAGATCGACCACCCCCTGCGTCAACGGCGTCCCGGTCAAAATTAGGCGGTACCGGGCCTTTTGAGCAATGGCGGTAATCCAGTCCGTCCGGGCCGCGCGATAGCCCTTGATGTAGGTCGACTCATCGACCACGACCATACTGTCGACAGTAATAACCGCGGCCGCCGCAAATTTCAGTCTCGCCGAGGCGCTCATACTCTCAATCCCAATCAGATACCACTGACGATCCTGCGGAACCGTGGGGGCGGTCGTTTTATCGTCAAAACGGTAAATATCTTTCATGCTGCAATCGGTATGCCGGATAATCTGTTGCTCGATGGTTCGTTTTACGGATACCGGCTCGAACCAGATCACGCGGCGGATGCGGTCGGCGCGATAGTGCGCCAGCGCGATCGTTGTCAGGCTCTTTCCCGTTCCCATTTCCATAAACAGGGCGCCGATTCGCGTATGCGCCTGCTTAGAAAGCGCATCTCTTTGATGAGACATCAAAGCAGTTTTTACTTCAAATTTCATTCTCTAAACTCATCGGCAACATCTGGATTTTTAGGGATGTCAAGCTCTTCCGGTTTGTTTTTCGGTTTTCCTACTTGACTGTTCGGCACAAGTTTCGGAATTACCGTGATCATGCGTTCACGAGCAGAAATCATTTGTTCAATTAAAATTTTAGCACCGGAACAAATTTTGAAATCGTTCATTGCAGAAAAATCAAGGATTTCCTGAAATCGCTCCGCCGGGACCGTCATGGTTCCCGCATGCCACTTTGAACCTGGCAATTTTTTAGCTTCGCTATACCAATCGGCATCCGTTTTGCGATCCCACGAAATTGCAAAGCGACCGGTATAAGGGCCGGAAACAATTCTTTTAATCTGCCGAGTATTTTCCGGTTCATATTTTCCGGCGATCACTTTTCCCCTAATTTCATTATCCAAGATAAGCACCGGGATTCCGATCATCAGAATACGAATTCCCATTTCTACCGCTTTATCAAGGTCTGCTTTTCTGGTCCAGCATTCTCCGGACCAGGTAAATTTATGTTCATGCGCCAGTAATCTAAAATCTTCTCTCCTTTCCGGAAAATGCAGCGACAACTCCCCCTCTTTATACTGTATTTCGCAGACGGTTTCCGTTTTTGTCTTCGGCGGACGTAAAGTTGCTTCCTCCCTGGCGACCAATGCAGCAGGTTCCTTGTCAAGTTTTTTAACCGGATCAAGTAGTTCACAAACGGAAATTGCAGTTTGTTTCTCTAGCTCAAACGACAATTCATTCCGGTTGTCAATCCACCACGACGCCGACTCTGTGCTTTTAACCTTTTCGAGTGCAAGATCATATGCACGACGGAAAAAATCATTGACTTTTTCCGGGGTGTCGCATCCTCGTGACTTGAAATATTCAATCATTGCGCGTTCATCGACCACGCCAAAAACTTGACGTTGATTATAGATAACGCGATGTTTGATGCGATCCCAGGTAGGCCAGATCACCGCATCGCGGATTTTCCCCGCCCACTCGATTTGTTTTTCAGATCCGCGCATGATTATTTTTTGTCCTCAATGATTTTCTGCAACCGTGCCGCGACCTTTGAACTCCGACTTACTACTTTCCCGGACACGCAGTCGATGTAAGTTCCATCGATTTCATTCCAAAGCATCCGGCGTTTGTTATTGCTGTTTTCATCTTCAGTGACAATCATCGGAAATACCTTGTCGGTATCCACGTAAACGCGAACCTTATCGCCGCCGAGCCAGATTTTCCCATATTGCAAAAACTTCTGATATTTTTCAGTGGCATCGACTTTTGCCACCTGTGCTTTTTCTGCTACGTCCAAATTTTCTTTTTGCCGCAATTCCATTTCTTCACGTCGGCAATTGATTTCTTCTTCACTCATTTCAACATGTGGTATTCTGATCATTTCAACCTCTAAAAAGTATGTTGCCGAGTAATTTGGGTCGTTCCGTCCGGCATTGCAAATTCCGTCATGATATCACAACTGCATTCTTCTTGGGGATTATTGCAATCTTCCGTCCATGTCCGCAATACTACTTTTTTACCGGTCTTCCGGGCTTCTTCAAACTTCTGCAGCCGAGCGGAATCGGCGGCATCCTGCTTGGCTTTTTTCTCCGCCAACGCCGGCGCGGCAAACTTTTCCGCATCTGAGTAGGTAAATTCTTCGCCAAACTGATCAATAAACTTACTATCGACCAACACCCCCCACATATCCACTTCCTTGGCAATCCCCAATTTCTGCAACAATTCTGCTTCCTTGCCAAAAACCTGCCAACCGCTCATATATTCTCCGTCATGATAGGAAGCCTTGATTTTTTTCTCTCCAGATTTAATTCGGGCAATCAAATCATCGGCCATTTTTTGAGCTTCCGCGCTGACTTGATCCCAAACCTCACGGCTGATGCAAACAAAAGCACTGGAACACTGTACCCCATCGCATCCCCGCATCGTAGTATACCGAATCCCATAAAAAGTACCCTGCGACGTAATAATTTTAATCTGAGGATCCCCTACCGTATCCACCGATGCCAATATCTCCACTTCCGTACCTTTGGTCGTCTTCGTTTTCATCTGTTTATCTCCTTGTTATAGATAATTGTACACCATTATAGTGTACATGTCAATAGAAAAAGATAAAAAATAGAAAAAATTACCGATTCGGGCGATGAACCACCCCGGCAAAATGGCGAACCGGAGCAGAATGTGCCGCCGGCGCCGATGTTGTAGCCGCCGGAACGGACGCCACCGGGCGGAACTGGACGCCTTGGATCGACGCGCCCACCGCACAACCCACCAGACCGTCCCACCAATGGTTTTCCGCGCCCGGGCGCATGGCCCACTCGTCCAACGTCCGGCCTCCGCCGGACGTTTTATGCGAATATTCCGACAGCCAATGATCGAACAGCAGCCGGTGCCGATCTTTATCGCGGCCGTAGACCGTCAATGCGCCGCGGTCGCCGAGTGCGGTCAGCAGGCGCTGCCGCACAAACGTCTTCCAATAGTTGGTGTCGTACAGCACATGCCGGAGCACGCGCTTACCGCGGACGTTCGGAATCATCCAGTTCAAGCCGAGGCGGTCGCCCTCCTGTTTCCGGTACTCGGTCATCGGCTTTTTGGCGGCGGTGATGCCGACGCCGTTCGACGGGATCACCACCGAACCGAACCGCGACCGGCGGCAGAAGAAATAGACGGTGTCGGTAGATTCGCCCCAGGCGGAGTCGATCAGGCAGCGTTCGATATGCAGCTGGGCGCCGTCCTCCCGCTGCCAGGAGCGCCCCAGCAGATCATTGGTCAAGGCGGTCAGCGACTCGTAGAGCATGCCCTCAAACGCCAGCGCGGGAAAGGTCATCTGCATGGTCGGATTGGCGTCGTTCAGCGAAAAATAGCGGCGGTGCTGATCCGGCCACGCGCCGTAATCGATGACGTTACCGCCAAAGTGTTCGGTCCAGGCCACCACTACATAGTAGAGCAACTTTTTCTGAATATCGATGAACGCGGTCAGGCGAGTGGCTTCGACCGGAATAGCCAGATGTTCGAACCCGTTCAGGCGGGTTTCCAGCTGCGCCAGCGTCAATTTGACCTCGGCGTCCGGGTCGTCGACCAGCGGCTCGTTCTGGTATTCCGCAAAAAAGCTTTCCGGGTCGCGAAAATAGAGGTTCATTGCGTTCTGAACGGCGGAAATTTCGTCCGGCTCATAGCGCGCCGGCCAATAGACCCGGGCGCCGACGTCCATTTCCGCGCGATGCTCGGCATAAAACTCGGTGCCCAGGTGAATATCCTTGAACCGGCGCAGGCTGTCCTCCCGGATCTCGGCATACTGGTTCCACAGTTTCATATCGGTCGGGAACGAATAAAGCATTTTACAGCGTTCGCCGTTCCAATCCGGATGTTTATCGGGGTCGAGAATCTGGTCGGCCATATCGCCCGGGCGAATCACCGTGCACGGCATGACGCCGGAAATTTTCTGTCCCGGCCCCGCCAGACCGAGGATGGCCCCGGACAGGACGCGCATCCGCTTGCGGTTCTGTTCCTCCGATGCGGCCGATTCGTCGTCCTGCGGGTCGTCGACGATCACCAATTTCGGGCGTCGGCTCTGCGAACTGGTCGGCGGCGTAAATTTCATGCCGCGGACCCGGCCGGTAATGCCGGCCACCCGAACGATAATGCCCGACGCTCGGCTGCCGGCAATGGTCGGCAGGACGATTTCTTTATCGGTCCAGGTCATCCAGGTATGTTTACCCAGACAAAGCTGTCCGGCACAACGGTTGGCAATGCCGTCCATCTGCGCGATCGGAAAACAGATTTCCGGGAAATCCGCCGCCAGCAGTTCGTTATCGCGTAACGCCGACTTGATGGTGTCCAGCATTTCCAGCGCAGCGGTTTCGGTGGCGCCGATCAAGGCGATAAAGTCGCGATGTCCGTACAGCATCGCCCAGATACAGGCATCTTCCGCCAAAGTGGTTTTGCCGGAGCCGCGCGGCATGGCCAGCGCATAGAGTCCGCCCTGCAGAACCGCCTGTTCGATTCGCGTAATCACTTTCAGATGGTCGTCGGACCAGGCCAGCGAAAAGGATTCGGCAAAATAAGTTTCACAGAAAAGCCGAAAATTGTTTTCACAGAACGCTTTGCGCTCCGGATCGGCCACCGACGGCAAGGCGCCGATGTCGCGTCCGGACAACGACTGTTCCGACTGTCGCCGGGCCGCGCGGTCGCGGTGCCGGTCGTAGCCGGTACCGGAAGCAGACGATTCGGATGGTTCCGCCGGAGACGCGGACGAACGATCCAGCAGCCACGCCGTATACTTGAACAGGTTGACCGTCTGCCCCGCCGCATCGCCCGCAATCCGCAACCCCGCCGCGTCCCGATCATGCCGGAGCGCCGGAGAAGTCAAGACCTCGCGTCCGCACGCGGTATTCAGCAGCGTGATGATTTCACGAACTTTCAGGGCGGTCGGATTGATCACGTCAACGATGCTCCAGCAGGTAAGACAGGTAGACGAACAGATTGACGGTGCCGTCCGGGTTGGACTGCAAGCCGGACGCAAGTTGACGCCGCAACAACGTCAGGGAAGCCGTTCGCGATCCGGAACGCTGGAGCAGCATCACCAGGTCGTCCGGAGTCAACGCCGTCAATTTGGGGGATGGGTCATTCATTCTGCACCTCCGGGGTCAAGGTTTGCCAATCGCAATCCGGGCCGTGGACAAATTCCGCCCAGCGCCGCCGGATCACGTCGCAATATTTCGGGTCTAGCTCCATCAACCGCGCCGTCCGGCCGGTCTGCTCCGCCGCAATCAACGTGCTGCCGGAACCGCTGAACGGATCCAGAACCGTATCACCCGGTCGACTCGAATTGGTCACCGCCCGGCGCACCAGTTCGACCGGCTTCTGCGTCGGATGGACATAGTCGCCGGCGGGACGCGAAAAACGCCACAAGTCCGACGTGGAACCGTCAAAATTCACCACCTGACCGGTAAGACGTCCCGGAACAAACACCTGAACCGTTTCCAGTCCCGCGCCGAACTCCAGCACCGTGGCGCCGTCTTCCTCCCGCGCCACCAGCGGCAGACGCGGGTCAAAGTGCCAGAGATCGGACTGACGGCGTTCGCCATTCCAAATCCGTTCCGCACGCGGCCCCAGATACCCGTACAAAATCACTTCGTACTGCGGCCGGTACTCCTGTCCGCCCAGTCCGGCCGACGGCTTTTCCCAAATCAACTGGCGACCGCCCATTCCAGCCTTCCGCAACTGATGATAGACCAATGGATACTGCGCCGACGACATGCAGATGTAATATGAGGCGTTCGGTGCCATCGCTCCGCGCATGGCCATTACCGAGGACAGTATGAACGATACGAAACCGGCTTCCGACATCCGGTCGTTCTTGATGCCGCCCAACGATTTCGACTGGTAATTCATGTTGTAAGGAGGATCGGTGAAGACCATAGCGGCCGCGGTACCGGACATCAACCGCAGCAGATTTTCCGCCTGCAGCAAGTCGCCGCACAACAGCCGATGCGCTCCCAGTTGATAAAATCCACCTAGCTTACTGACCGGCGTTACCGGCAATTCCGGCGCAGCGTTTTCGTCCATCGAACCGTCTTTCTTGATCTCCCGGTTCAGAATCCGACTCAATTCGTTTTCGTCGAACGCCAGCCCCGTCAGATCTGCCCCGTTCGTCTGCAGGTCCTTCAACTCGACCAGCAGCTTCTCCATATCCCATTCCGACAGCTCCCCGGTCTTATTGTCCGCAATCCGGAGCGCCCGGACTTCATCCGGCGTCAGATCATCGTAGACCGTCACCTCGGCCGACGTTCGGCCCAGCCGCTGCAGCGCCTTCAAGCGCGTATGACCGCAGATCACCGTATGCTGACCGTCCACGCTGATCATATCCCGGTACCCGTAACGCCGAATGCTTTCCGCCACCGCGTCGACCGCCGCATCGTTACAGCGCGGGTTACCGGCGTAGGGGTGGATATCAGAGAGTGGTAGTGAGATGATGGTGTGCATGATGGCAAGACTCCTTTGAAAGAAAGTGTGTGCTGTTTTTTGACTACTTCCCACGTAGTGCGCCGGAGGGTTGACCCGGGGAAGGACCCGACATGTCGGATTTTGCAACACTAGGCAAATTTTTCCTACTTTTGACATTTTTGGACATTTTTGAACCATCGACCTTATTCAACTTAGTGTCGATGCCGTACTCCCGGGCGAGCGGTTGCAGAACGTCAACCGCAATGGCCTTGACGCGACGACGATTGAGATGCAGAGCGGCGGCAATGGCGGCAACCGACTGACCGGATGCCAACAGACGGCAGACTTGCTGTTCTCGGGGTGATCGGGACGCGAGCGCGGAATCAAAATCGATACGTACTTGCAACGCGTCGGTCGGATCGTAAAAATCGGCGGGTGTGAGATTAATATCCATATTGATAATCTCCTGATTGATCATGTATTATATTGTCCTGAATAAGCAAAAATGGTCGCGGCCTTGATGTGTTTGCGGACGATGCGATAGGCGGCGCGGCGCATGACGGAATTGCAGAACGTCTTAAAACTGTGATGCGGTTTGAATGCGGCAGCGGCCTTGACCATGTCATAAATCAGTTGATCGCGGTATTCGTCGAATTCGCCGGGCAAATGGGTGATGCCGACGACCTTCGACGCATAGACTTCGGCGCAGCAGGTTAGATAGTCCAGATGGCATTCCAAAATTGAATTGGTAACAGATTCACACGTGGACTCGCAAACAGGGGGTAAAATACCTAGTGAGGGAGAGAGAGGTTTTTTGTTACCTTTTAACTTAACCATTTGATGTCACGGCCTTTAATGCGTAACAAAAAGTTGTTACCAATTCGTTACGTTTGTTACGCAATCCATCGGTAAAAGTGGACAACGTTGGACATTTGATGCCGAATGCGTAACACGCTGTTACGTATCTGTTACCAATTCCGTTACCCATTCTTTTACCCGACCAGTTCATAAATTTTCCCTATTTTACCGGGTTTGCCGTCTTCGGTGGTATAATCAATTGCCACTTCACCCGAGTCTTCCATATACTTCATGACGGCTTCGAAGTCCGATGATTTCAAATGCATCAAGCGCAGCAACCGGATATGGCTGATCTTGCCGTTGGCTTTTTGTAAATACCGTTTAGCCTTCAGACATTCGGCGTGGAACGGATTGTCGGCCACGTAGCTTTCGGCCATGAACAGCATCCGGCGCGTCTGGTAATCTACAAATTTCCACGCCCATTCAACCGATTCCGAATCAATGTAGGGCTCACCCTGATTACGACTGACGGCATACAGCATGGCCAGTTTGCGTGTCTTTTCATAAGCCCGCGCCCAAATAGCCATGGCCGTTTCATCGCCGCGCTGACTTTGCCGCTGCCATTCGGCGTCGACCTGGTCTCGGATGACTTCCAGTTTTTGGGCTGCGTCCGGCAACGCTTCAATCAGTTTCGGCGTCGGATGTTCGTTGAACAGATTACCGCTTTCCGGGTCCCCTGCCCCGTAAAATTCCTCGGCCAGCTTTTTAGCCTGATCGATAATGGCAGCGGGAATTTCCTTGTGTTCGGCGTTCTGTCCCTTGCCGCGGTCTCCCGCTTCCAGCACGATCGATCGCGCAAAAAATCCGTTGTCCAGCATGCGTCCGTTGAGCGATTCGTAGAGATATTTTGGTACGGCAGTTCCGAATAGCGTCAGACTGGGTTTGTCGATCACCGGATTTTCATCCTTGCGTTTGGTATTGTTGAAACTGGCTCGTTTGCGCAGCGGATAGATCGAGTTGGCGGCGCTGTACATTTTCAACAGCACGTTCATGATCATTTCGTTGCGTCCGTCCCGCGCCTTATTGATGGAATTCAACAGTCCGTCGATTTCGTCGGTCTGAAATAACATTTTTTGCGATAGAAACATGCAGTCCTCAATGCCTTCCCCGGACGCGAACGCATCCCCGATGCCGCCGGCCAGTCCGGCTTGATACGCAATTTCCACATTGATTTTGCGCGGATGATCTTTGCCGGTACCGGAGTTTGCCAAGGCAATCAGATAGAGATTGGCCATATTGTTCATGTTGTCGCGAATGTTGCGGCCGCATAGATAAGACAGCAGCGCCAGTGCCCCCGTAAACGCCAGCACGCGATTTGGATATGGTGCGGTGGATAAGGTATGATTCATGACGTCATGTACAAATCCGGGTATTTCCAACAACTCTGGCGGCAATGAACCCGGATCCTGATGTGCGAACTTATCCATCAATGGTTTTTTCTTCGAAACCGGCTCCGACCCGGAATTTCCCGGAACGGGAACTGGTATACCGGCATTTCCCGAAATGGGAATTGTCGATCGCATGGGCTTTGGACCTTCGCGCAGTTCCCGCAGTTCCGCCCAGTTGTGACCAGTACATCCGTTGTGATGGCACTTGAATCCGATCGCGCCGCCCGGCTGTTCGGTGATGACCGCCGACCGGTTGTTGTGTTCCGGGTTGAACGGACAAACGTCAAATACCCACTTGCGTCCGCCCTGCCAGGGTTGCGAATCGCTTAATTCCGGGCAATATTTCCGGATCCAGTCATCCAGATTGAAGCTTTCTCTCGGCGGCGGGGGCGGCCCGGCAATGGCGTCAATGTTCGGTTCCGATCCCGACTGGACTAAATTTTGTCGCTCGGCCTGAAAATAGTCCGCCTGCGGTGAAGCTGAAATGGTGCCATTCGGAAGAGGTTCGCCGAAGTTTGCCGCCAACTGGTCCAGTTGTTCCCGGGTTGCCGGCGTTAAAAGGGATGGAATTTCCAGCAACTTTGCCTGTCGATGCGGCCGGTCCGGCAAATCATCGCCCTTGCGATTCCAGGTTCCGGGCAGACGCCAGATCCGCGAAGCGTTAAAAACCGTCAAGTCCACCGCGACTGCCGGGTCGCTGAAACGCTGATTCAAGGTTGCCAAACCTTGTTTCAATAACCCGCCGTCATCTGCCGGCAAGTCGACGCGATACATCAATTGCGCTCCGTTGCCGGAATCGGTCACCAGCGGCGCCGGCCAACCGTGTTCGGTTAAAAATTGTTTGATCTGTTGCGCCCGTTGTGCGGCCGCAAGGTGTTCCGAGTCGGCGCTGCTGATCCCGCTGGGCCGTACGGCGTCGCAGTCGATCAAAAACCAGCGGCGGCGAACAATGTAGTTGTCAGTGGTGGAAAATCCCCGTTCCGCCTGTTTCAACCGGTTTGCCGACCGCGCCAGCAACGCCGGTTGGACAGGGTTCGCGGTGACATATGCCCCGCGATACGCACGCACGGCGTCGATCGCTTTCGCGGCCGCGTCGATATGATCGTAATCGAAATAACCGGATTCCACGTGCGGACGCCGGTATTCGGTGGTTTCCGCCTCCAGCAGACGCAGTTCGAATACGTTGCCAGGTTGAAAAAACTCTTGCAGGGCCGCCGCAATCGGATTGATATTATCCATGAAATTACCTAATAATTCCTAATTATCCTAATTTTACACTCTTTTGCCACTTTTTCCAGTAAAATCGGTGTTTTATTGCTGAGTTGGGTGAGAGAACCGCTGATCGAGTAGTTGTTGATAAACCACCGGATGCACGTAATAAATGCCATTTAGAGAATCGTAATACGTCAAATATTCATCGATCACCGTTCGAAAATTATCTTAGATCCGGCGCCACTTCTTTTGCAGCCGTGCTTTCTTCGTCTTCGGAAAACGATACTGTTCCCGATGGGATTTGACCATTTCAGGGCCGGCCTTGACCACCACTTTGATACCGTTGATAAAGTTCATTGGTTTTTGATGTCCGTTGGCTTATCAACCTGATGCGTAAAATACATGATAAACAACATAACCTGTCCGAGCCAGCCTGCCGATAAAATAATTCCGATCGCCAGGGCTGCTCCGGAACACGGATAGCGGTTGTAAATGAGCATTCCTACACATAACATTGCCATTGCCGCCAGCAGATAAACAACCAATACCGCCAAATGAATCATTGCTTGTTTCATACTTATTTTCCCGCCTTAGCCGTTAACAGTTCGAGGTGTTTCTGAAAATATTCGCGTAACGGTTCCGGCGTGGGTATGACTATGCGCACGCCGTCATCGTGCCGGCAATTAATAAACGGATATTCCGGCCGGTGAACCTGACAGTCTATATCCCCCTCGGCGGGATCGAGCGCATTCATAACGCGGCGCATCCGATAATCGCCATCCCAATTGAAAAAATCCAATATTAACCTTTCCGGAATGGACCAGGAATAATTTTCCGCCGGAAGATTCATTAAATCAGTTTCGAAGACGGTGACTAAACTGGATTTTCCCGACTGAACAATGCGAACGATAATTTTATTGCGATAATTTTCTACCCGTCCGATAACCTCGACCGGCTGCGGCGTATGAATTTTGCCGCAGTAAATAGCCCGCATGTGGTCATTCTTGCATTGCTGATAATCAAATTCTCCATTCGCATGATTCATAGTTTTCAATCTCCTGCTTTCATGATGTTGGAATTTTCAATGGTTACCTCGAACAATCGTAACTGGCCTTTCAACGGTATAAACGGTAATGCTCGTCCTCCGCTGACCTGCCAATGCCAGCATTCCGGTTGCGCCCAGCGGCTCGGATGGTTCCGTACAATGCGGTCCAGATAAACCATGCCGACAATGCCGCCGAGCATGGACTGATCGCAGCCGACCGGCTGACACGTGCTTTCATCAAAGCGGATGTGAAAGTGCCGGCAGACCGGCTCGATCGCTTCCGGCACGTGATCGCCCAGCCAGAGAAGCGCGTCGTAATCGAAACGCCTACCGGCATGAATCAGCAGCGGACCGCGGTATTTGTCGAACCAGGTACGGTTTTCAACATCTTTACGAATTTCCAGCGGCGCTCCGGTCATTAACCAGGCCCATGGTTCCCGAACCGATAGACATTTCATTTGATCACCGCCATGATTTCATCCAGCGGGCACCAGCGCAATACATCTTCCCACTCATATACCCCGCAATTCAAAGTAATTTCGTCGAATCCAGCTTCATAGAGGCCGCAAATCGGATAGATGTCATAATCATCGATTTTAGACACGAACATGATTTGCTCACCATTTTTCGGCTTTTCCTCTTCCGACCGCCAGCGGGGAAGGTCGGAAAATTTCACATAATCGCCACGGTCATTTTCTTCCATTCCCTCGTATGGATAATCACTCCAATCATATCTTTTCATGAGTTCACCTCGGGTTGGATTTTATACATGTCCTGAAACATATCCGGGTCAGGTTCATATGGAATTTTTAGAAATTCCATGACCTTGCGCAATCCTAAAACATCAAGGCAATATTTCCACTGTTTCGGATGAGTGATTGCCATGCGTTGAATGCGGTTAGGAATTTTGTCGTGAACAATACCAAACAGGCAGAACATGCATCCGGTACGACAGCATCCTGAAGTATAGAATTTCCCGCATTCATCCATCAAAACATCGCCATAAACAGAAGCAATCAGAATATTTTTTAATCGAACATATTGCAAAACATCTTGTTCCGTCCAAAAACTCATAGGATTTGAAATTGGTTTTTTACTGTCAAATAGATTGCATCCGTGGCGAATCCAACTCGTTTCACGTAATTTTGATTCTTCCGTCATTGTTGCAGTCATTGGCATAAGTCCATTATGACTGCGATATTGATTTGCCGGACTTTTTTTCATTATTGCACAACATTGATCGGAAATTTTAAACGGCGCATGAATTAAATATTGATACTTCGATAAATTATATCTTTCCCCGTATCTTCCCGTTTTCGGAATTATCCCCAACTGCTCCGCGCGGCACCCGAGAGGTGTCACGCGCGCTCCGTGAACTGCGCGTGACACCTCTTTGCTGATTATCGGATACCCGTACTTATCAATAACCTGCTTAAAACTCATCTTAGGACGAATAATATCCACATTATCAAATGTCTTGACAAACTCTCTGATTTCCGGATATTCCAGCCCAGTATCAATAAATACCGCTTTAATTTCCGGAAATAACTTTCTGGCGATATGCAAAAGTACCGTTGAATCTTTCCCGCCGCTGAATGATACATAGACTTGTCCTTCATAGTGATTGTACCATTCCGTAAGTCTAGCGGCAGTAAATCCTACCTTTCGCTCCAACGGTAATTGCTGTAACTGCCGCAACCGTTCTTTATCGTGAATATCGTTCATTTTCCTCTCACTTTCATCCACAGCCGGAGCGCCGGCGACGTCCAGAACGGCGAATTCAGTTCGGGCAATTTCTGCATGTTATTGCTTGCTCCGTGTCTGATCCGACGTTTTATGATTGACCGCCGGCAATTTGTCTGCGTTCCCTGGCGAAGACGGACCGGAAAGAATTTTATTCAGGTTGGCCAGACCTTGCAATACTGCGTTTACCGCTTCCGGCAGCGAGTCGGTAAGCTGGTTCGAGCTCGAAATCGCGGTCGATTTTTCCGGAACAGGAGCCGTCGGTTGCCAAACGCCGCCGGCCGTGTCCCTGACCGTGCACCCCTGATCCTGCATCAACCGGATCAGCGGTTCGCAATCCTGATCGTCGCGGACAATGATCGCCATGGTGATTTTCCCATTCTGCGAACCGATCAGCCGATGCGCCCCCGCCGGCTCCAGACTTCTGGCCTTGCCGGACCGGGTAATCTGTCCCTTGCGCTGCAAGGCCCGCAGGTGAGCGAAGATCGTCGAGGTCTTGATGTGAAATCGATCGGCCAGTTCGTACACGGTCGGCACGTTGCCTTGAAAATATCCGGCATGAATGGCGTCGAGCATTTCGATTTGTTTCTGCGTTAACTTTTTCATGATTCTATTTTTTCCTTGTTTTGGGTCAATCGGTGATTTCCTGCCCATTTTCCGGATCCGTTCCAATCAAAGTTTCCCGTCGCGGTTCCGCGCTGATGATATAGTCATATTCACCGGTGGGATCGGCATGTTGGTAACCGGGTTGACAACTCATACAATCGCATTCGCAGCAGCCCAGATCCTCGATCGTGCAGCCGCAGACACCCGGATTGAACAATCCGTCGTAGCCGTGCTGCCGAAGGTAGTCGGTGATAATTTCTTTTGCTGTCATGGCTGTTTCTTCTCCGCAAACAGATCGTTTTTCTGGCTGTCGTTCCAGCGCTTGACGTCTTCGTGGGTAATTTTCAGGATTTTTACCGGGTTGCCGTTGCGCCACCGGTTATCGGCATACTGACAAGCCCGGAACGTTTTCTTCTTGTCATCGAAACTGGTGCAGGTCAGCTGCATGCCGCCGAACCAGATGAAATCGCGGCCGACATACATTCGGTCCGGCGTCTGCTTGCCTGGTTCACGGACTAGGAACGGCTTACGGCCCCAGTAATTTTCCATGGCCATGGCGGCCGACCGGTTGCCAACACTATAAGTACGGCTTCCATGGCATGCCCGGGTATAAGTTCCTTCATTCGGAACCGGTAACCGGGCTTTGAAGTCGTCTGCAAAAAACTTGACTCCATAATCGATGGCATAATTGATTATTCCCCATTTGGCGTGAGCCCGCTGAATGGTGCTTTGAGTATTGACGCAGTACAGTGCAGCGCAGTACAATTCTACTGCCGGGCTGATTTTTTCATCCATAATTATTATTCCTTTCTCTGGTATTATTTCGGATTTTCCGGCGTGCCGTAGATTTCTTCGCGCAAGGCATTGTCGCGTTCGGATCTCGCGGCGTCTTCCTGATATTGCCGGGCAATATCGCGTTGTATTTCTTCGTCCCATCTTTCCTCGACCGAATGGATTCGCTGTTGAATTTTGGCGCGAAGATCAGCCGCCACGCCCGGATATTCTTTTTCGCAGAGTGTGGCATACAGGGTCATTAAAGGAATCGTGAACGGATCGTGCTCCCAGTCCAGCACAAAATATTCGCAATGTTCGTGTTTGCCGCCGGGAAGCGATGAGTCGTCCGTCCGGAACACCAGGTATTTAAGATAGAGCTGATCGCGGTTGAGTTCCGCTTCGTGTTCGCGTAGCCATGCATCATGACCGCGAAGCACGGCCGCCATCACCGCTTCATGCAAATCATAGGCCGTCAGGGACGTGTTTTCCAACGCATGGGTGAAAACCCGAGCCAGATGGTTGAACATGGCATCGTTTTTATATTTATCGACAATCTCCTGTTCGGTCGTCCGCTGGCCGTGATCGAGCAGCACGTCACGAAACAAGGTCAGGGCGCGAATCCGCTGGGTGTTCGGCGGCATAATCATCGGAATAGAGCCGAAAGTTTCCCGGCCGATCATTTCGCCAAGCTGTTTGGGATCGTCGGTTTTCAATAGCAAGGTCAGCGCCTTTTCCAGTTTCTCGATCTTTTCACCGTCCGTCATGGTTTTATTCTCCCTTGGCGGCGGCTTGCCGCAGATGCGTTTCCGATTTGAAATCCGATGCCGGCAGCGGCCAGCCGAGTTTTGCCGTCACCGCCTGGCGCAGATAGGGATAGGCGATCTTGCGGTTGATTGCGTTGCTGATGTCGCTGGCATAGACGCCGAGCGCTTTGGCCAGCGCCGTTTGCGTGCCCATGATTCCGGCCGCCATTTCCAACAGCTCGCCGAGATTTTTAATCTCTTTGAGATCGACGGCCTGCTTGACGTCTTCCAGCGTCTTGCCGGTGGCCTGGGTATGTCCCGGGCGACGCACCGTCCGTTCCGGTTCTCGCTGCGTTGTTTCCACACAAATTTCCCGTTCGGGGCGATGAGGTTGGAACGTCTGCGGAATGCCGGAAGGAAGATGCACGGGCGGCTCGGACATTACCCGCTGGACAGCGGACCAGAACCGATCTTCCTCCACGTTCAATTCACGACACAGCCTGCTCCATTCTTTAGCGGTAAATCCCAGTATCATCTTGTTTTCTCCTGAATTAAAAGAGTTTTTTGTTGTTTTATCGTCTTCACTTTTCACGATGCCGTCCGGCGCAACTTCATTTCTTCACGTTTCGCAGGAACTCTTCACTTTGGTTATAGTCCACCACGTCGCCTCGTTGCGCGATTGCGATTTTGAGTTGTCGCGCCCGGATCCAGTTATACCAATACCGGTTGCTGCAATCCGGCTGCATAAAGCCGGTAACGATGCTGACGCGCCGGTATTCCTTGAGTTCGCCGGAAAGCATGGCGCGCGGCAGATAGAGCCACCATGGGTCAAACTTGATACTCGCCTTGTCCGCCCAGCAGAGTTTTGACGGTTCATGGTCAAGGATTCGCGAATAATGCCGCGAATGAAACAAACAGAGCGCGTAATATTCCCAATATGCGGATTTAGACTTATTATCCAGCCAGCGGCCGGCCAGTTTGGCGGCGAATTCCGGATGGCCTTCGCCTTCCGGACCGTCCATATTGGGTTTGCCCCAATATCCCCAGTCGTGGATAATAATGCAGACCAGTTCCCGCCAGCTTGGCAGGTGACGGTACAACCATATCCACGCCAGCAGTACGGTCAGCGGATGCCAGAAAATATTATGCACCCCGAATACCAGCGACTTCGTTCCGACGTTCATCTCGTTTTAGGCTCCTTTTAATGTCAATTCTTGATTCAATTGGTTTTTACCTTGAGGATATTTATGTGATAATCGTGCTCGTAGCAATGCCCTGGACAAATATGGTGGAACGGCATTGCCAATCTGCCTTACCTGGTCAGCGGTGGTTCCGGTAAATTGATAGTTTTTCGGGAAACTCATGGCGGCGGCCAGTTCATGCGGTTTTAACATGCGGAACCGGATATCGAGGTAATACACATCGCCCTCAATCAATGCAAAACGGTCTTTACATGTCACCGTCCCGAGCGGATTATTGAGGGTATGCGCTTCTTTTTCGTTGCCATAAAATTTGACAATGAATGCTTCAACCAGCGAATGTCCGCTCACTGTGGTAATAGTTGGCAACGGTTCTTCCACCGTGCGGGTTCGGCCCGGCGTCATCTGGTGGATAATCAGTGGTTCCGCGACAGCAAAAGAATTGACCGTGGTAATGGTTCCAAGTGGCTCCGATGATGGCGATGGGACATTGTTGAATTTCTGCGACATTATCAGGGGTTCAACCAGACAATGTTCGGCTTTGGTAACTACCGTTGACAGCGGATCATTGACCGATCTGCTGCGGTCCTTGGCGCTGGTGTGGCCAGTGGCAATAATCAACGGCTCTACCACTCCATAGCGATTGCTGCAATCCACTACAGGCAGTGGTGATCCGATGGAATGATTGCGGTTGTCGCCCTCATTGAAACGGGAAATAAACGGTTCAACAATTCCCAAATGTTCATGAGTAGTAATGGTTGGCAGTGGACGGTCAATTTCCTGATGATTTGAACTTCCCTTCATCACCGCCATAAATGGCTCGACTAATCCTAAATGTTGTCCTCCCGCCGTAATTGTGGGAGCCGGATCGTTAATATCCGCCGTCGTTCCAGTACCTCGCAGTTTTGTAAAAAAAGGCTCGACCAGTGCAATATGCCCCTGTGCGGTCGTGGTGATCGTCGGTACCGGTTGATTGACGTCGCGGCATTTCGACTGACCGCGCATCATCACCAGAAACGGTTCTGCCCACGGCCCCCAATACTTCTTGATTCCCGCCTCAATTCGCGCCAGCGTTTTAGTTGCCAGCGGCTTTTTTCGTCCGAAAATACTTTTCCCCGGAATCGTCCAGTCAATGATCGTTTTGGCCGAAACATAAGGAGGTAAATTAAAAAGATTATCCGGGCTGGAGCAATGAGTCGGTTCCGGCCATGCGATCTTGCTTTTGCCGCGTACCGCCTGAATAATCAGCCGTCGTCTGGACGTAGCCGCACCATAATCGGCTGCGTTCATAATCTGCCAGTCAACCTTATATCCAAGTCCTTCCAGCGCGGCAATGTAGGAGCGGAATGTTTTACCCTTTTTCGACGGGATCGGATGCCCTTTGGTATCCAATGGCCCCCAGTCCATGAATTCTTTTACATTTTCGATATAGATGCAGTCGATATAAAGCTCCTGCGCCCATTTCAGCACGTCCCACGCCGTCGCCCGAGATTGTTCATCCTTGGGGCGTCCGCCCTTGGCCTGGCTGTGATTCGTGCACTCCGGAGATGCCCATAGTACATGCAACCGGCCGCCCGGGACCAATTCACGCGGTTTGACATTTTGCACCGAAGCACAAATTGTATTGGCATTCGGATGGTTGAGTTTATTGGTTGCAATTGCAATATTCCAGTGGTTAACAGCCACTAATTGCGGTTCGATGCCATATTCTCGACAAGCTTCGATGATGCCGTCGCTGGAGCCGCCGCCGCCGCAATACAAATCGGCAATTAAAAATTTATTTTTGGCCGCCATTTTTATTCCCTTGCTTTAAATATTCACATCTAGCAAATCAATCAATTCAGATACGTTCTTCAATATTGCGATACATCGAACAGCGTCGGGACCGTGCGTTCGTCTTCCGCCGCCTGCAGATAATGCGTCCCCTCGTCAAAGGACACCGGATCCAACTCAATACCGATGCCGACGCGCCCCAGTGTAACTGCCATGAACGGTACCGTCATCAATCCGGCGAATGGGTCCAGCACGTTTTCACCGGCATTGGTATAACGCACGATAAGCCGTTTGGGAATGTCGAAAGGCAACGGACAAATATGCTGTTGCCGGTTGCGCTGGCTCTGCAGCGTATTCAACGTCCGGCACCGGGTGATATCGGTCCAAACATCAGGATTCACGCTTTCCGGGGCAATGATCGAATACTCTTTCGACAGCCGATCGCTTTTTTGCAGCTGTTCGCCGATGCGTACATGCTCGGAATCGTTATAAACGGTCGAACGGGAAAACGCCTTGAACCATTCCTGAATCGCGGCAATATCCATCCCGTCCAGTTCTTCCGGCGTCAGAAAACGGTTGCCGCTTGACCGCCAGAAGCCGGCGGCGTCGATTTGCCACTGGGCCAGGCTGTAATCCTCGGGTTGTTTGGTTACCGGCAGATCGGCGTAGGAGCGTCCGGTATCGCTGGGCAACTTGCGAAACAGCAGCACATATTCCGGAATGCCGACGCCCATCTTGGTTCCGTCCTTGCGCATTTCGGAATAACCCAGGCGGTAGGTCTGGTTGTTTTCTCGGACCACGTCGGTAGCGATCGTAATGCGGCCGACATAGATGAAGCCATGCTTGCAGAACGCCGCCCGCGTTTCATCGCTGAACGGATACAGGCTGTACATGCCCAGTCCCGAAAAGTTACCCGGAATGCAGCGGTCCTTGACGTGGACCGCGCAGACGCGGCCGGGTTGCAACACCCGCAGCAGTTGCGGAATTAAAAAATCCATCTGTTGAAAAAATCCTGCGTTCGTCAAATTGTGGCCGAAATCAAAATAACTGTTGGAATATTCGTACTGAATGCTGAACGGGATCGAGGTACAAATCAGATGGACCGAATTATCCGGCATCCCGGTAGTTTCCGCAACACAATCATGATTGACCGCCCGAAAGAATTCTCCCTTGAGTTCGCGCCGTTGCAGGGCCAGCGATCGGCCGCTGCGGATCGTGTCGCTGTTGGCCAGTCCGTATTGCCGGATCAATGCGCTCATGCGGACGGATAACGCGTCGTATTGCCGCCATTTTTCCTTGAACCGCGCGACGATCTCACTTTCACTTTCCGCATAGATGAAATAGATGTTCACTTCCATCGTCTGTAGATAACGATAAATCCGGTGAACTGCCTGAATCACGTCGCGAAATTTGAAGCCGACGCCGACAAAGACCGCCAGCCCGCAATGACGTTGAAAATTCGTTCCGGCGCCGCTGATGCTCGGCTTGGTGGCCAGATATTGAAATTCGCCGTCGCTGAATTGTTCGGTCAGCGTTTCCCGCGTTTCCAGATCGAGCGAACCGTAGATTTCCCGGCAATCCGGAATCGCTTTTCCGATCGCGTGCCGTTCCTCTTCCAGATCATGCCAGATAATGGCATGTTCGCCCGGATGCCGTTCCAGAATTTCCCGTAACCGGCCGATCCGATCGTTTAACGTCAAATGTTTTTCCCGGGCGGCGTCGGCAAGACTTAACGCGGCATCGCGATAGAGCAGCCCTTGACCATCGCGGTCGAAGCCGGCGGTATGATGATCGACGCTGACGCATTCCCAATGAATTTTCAACGGCGGCAATTCATACCCGGCATCGGAATAACCCAACTCGGACGGCTTTTGCAGAAACAATCCCCAGCTCCGGCACCAGAGCCAGAAATCTTTTTCCTTGCCCGGCAATAACGTCAAATGATCGGCTTTCGCCGAATCGCGTCGAAAGAACCGGGTCTTGGCCTGATTCTTATCCATCACGCCGAGAAACGCGGCGTAAAAAATCAGTTCGATATAGTCGTTCGGACTCGGCGTCGCGGTGGCGATGAACCGGTACGGCACCTTCTGCGCCCGGGTGATGAACTCATGGTGGGTCTTGCTGTCGTCGGACCGCAGCACGTCGCCTTCGTCCAGCGTGATCGCGGTAAACTGGTCCAGCGTGATCGCGCCGTCGCGTACCCGTTCGTAGTTGGTCAGCAGAATATCCGCGTCCGACGTCTGAATATCCGCGTCGCAAGTCACATAGGCGGTCGTCAGACGCAATTGCCGGTCGCCGGCGGTCCGGAATTGGGAACGCACGCCCAGCGGACACACCACCAGCACCTTGCCTCCGCAACGCCGCTTGATCAGCCGCAGGATTTCCATCTGCATCAGCGTTTTGCCGAGGCCGAACCGCAGAAACAGCGCCCGGCATCCGCCGCCCACCGCCCAGATCACGCCGTCCGCCTGATGCGGTTTCAGCAACGGATTGATTTCCGCTCGCGTCACCGCGAAGCCCCGGTCCCGCGCCAGCGTGATCTTGTTCCGGATGAATTGTTGATAATCGGCGTTCATGCTTGAGCCGCCTCGGGTTGCGGTTGCGGTTTCGACTTGAGTTGCTTGGCTAGATTCCACGCATACTTGCACCATTCGCTCAGGGACGAACGTTTGGCGTCATCGTGAATCGCGCGGAACTTGTCCAGCTTGTTCGGATCGTCTTTCAGCAAGGCGAATGTCTGGTCGTAGACCTTGCGATCAGCGAATTCGCCGTAGGCAAACGACTCCAGCGCCGCGATGATATCGGAACGCCGGGCATGGATAAAATGATCCATGGAGTTTGCGAGCGCACCTTCGATCATCGCTTCCGTCTGGTCGCCGGCAAAGATCAGAAACGAACTCGGCACATTATGCCCGTCTTCCGGCTCGTAAAGAGTCTTGCCGTTTCCGACGATGACCGTTACCAGAAACGCCACCTTGTCGTCCTCGGCAAGGAACGTGATCGGGTCGCTCGGAGTTGTAAATTTATAAACCATGATGTTTGCTTTCCTTGTTGGCGAATTAAAGTGTTTCGAGTTCTGCTTCCAATTGCGCTTTCCGTTTTTCCAGTTTGTCGCGGTTGCAAAGTTTCAGCATTTTGGTTTCGAGTTCATCGCTGGTAAAGGAAAAGTTCGTATTGCTATCGCAATCTTTGACCTGAATATTAAACCAATTGCAGGATTCAAGTTGTTCCAAATGGTGTTCTATGTTTGCAAGCGAATCGGCTATTTCTTTGGCCCGAATAACGTTTTCTCGTTTCATTTTTTTATCCTTGTGGTTAAAAGGGAATATCGTCGTCGCTCATCGTCCAATCGTCCTGATTACTGCCTGCCGCCAATCCGGAAAACGGGTTATCCACTATCGCCGACCCTTTCAATAATGCTTTTTGAAGGGGTGGCGGTTCGGGGATCGTGTCATTCCAGCCGGGCTCCGGCGTGAACTCCGGGATTGGCCCGAACTCGTAGCCGGTCACCCGGTCGAATTTGTCGCCGGTCACGGTCTTGACTGTAATCTTTTTGACCGTGGCCAGCGCACCTTCCCGGATGAACACCAGCGCGGTAATCACATCGTTCGGGACCGGCGCCTTCGACCGTTCTTTCCACCAGCGCACGAACTTGTCCCGTGCATAGCCGGTGTGCTGCGGGCAGACCCATTCCGACTGAAACCGGTTGAATCCGATCTCATAATCGACCTGCACGGTCGGCGGCGCGGACGGGTCGGAATATTTTTCATGCTCGGAAAACAGCGTCTTGTAGACCGGATACTCCACGTAGCTCACCTGGCCGCTGATAATCCCGGCCGTGGTGGCTTTGCCGTCGTGCGGAACCACGGTCACTTTCGGAAACTCGTAGCCGCAGTCCGGGCAGATCTGATAGCACACGTGAATCACCGAATTGCACTTCGGACACTTCTTGACCGCCGGCGGACCCGGTTCCCGATCGCGGTCGCCGCGATGCCGCCGCTGTTCCGCTTCCAGCATGTCCACCGGACCGTGCCGCATGATGTTGCCGCCGAAATCCAGAATCAGACAGTTTTCCTTGCCCGGCGCCCGCCGGAAACCGCGCCCCACCATCTGGTAATACAACCCCGGCGAATGGGTCGGCCGCAACAGCGCCACACAATCAACATTCGGCGCGTCGAAACCGGTGGTCAGGACGTTGACGTTTAACAGATATTTGATTCCGCCGGCTTTGAACTGCTCCAGGTTCTCCGCCCGTTCCGCCGCCCCGGTTTCTCCGCTCACGCTGCGGATGACTGCGCCCGGCGCTTGCGCCTGCAGCAGTTCCGCCACGTGATGCATGTGTTCGACCGAGGCGCAGAAAATCAGAATCGACCGGCGCGACGCCGTGTATTCGCCAATCTCCCCGACCGCCTGCCGGATCACCGCGTCGTTATCCATCAGCGCCGCCACCTCGGTATTGATGAATTCGCCGCCGCGAACGTGCAGGTTGCCGGTATCGACTTCGCCTTTTGCAGCTTTGGAAACCAGCGGCGACAGGTAGCCTTTGACGATCAGCTCCTTGACGCCGATTTCATAACAGATATGATTCAGCAGATTGCCGTCTTCGCAGATTTCGCCGGAACTCATCCGGTACGGCGTGGCGGTCAGGCCGATCAGCCGCACGTTCGGATTGACCGTCTTGGCGTCCTGCAGAAACTGCCGGTACATGCCTTCGCCGTCCGGCGGAATCAGGTGGGCCTCGTCGATGACGACCAAATCGAACTTACCGACCTCGCAGGCATGCCGGAAAATGCTCTGAATTCCGGCAATCACCACGTCGCCGTCGGCGTCCTTGCTGCCCAGCCCGGCGGAATAGATGCCGGTCCGGTTCAACAGCTCCGGCGCCATGACGGTCAGTTTGTCGGCCGCCTGTTCCAGCAATTCCTTGACGTGCGCCAGCAGCAGCACCCGGCCATGCCATTTCAATACGGAATCTTTGATCAGCGTGGCGATCACCGGCGTTTTGCCGCCGCCGGTGGGGATGACCACGCACGGATTGTCGGTCCGCGTCCGCAGATGTTCATAGACCGCGTTGACCGCGTCCTGCTGATAATAGCGCAATTCCATTTCTACAGTAACGTTCCTTGAGTTGGGGATTGAGTTTTGTTGTCGCGTTCGCTGATTTTAAGGTAGAGCAGCCCGGCCGGGGCCATCGGCTCCCGCATTTCCGCTTCGATCCGCTTGACCTGCACGTCGTCGTCATAGGCGTTGGCGTGGGTCAAGGCGTCGAGCAGCGGTTTGAACAGGTTGTCCAGGTCCCGACGCCGCCGGTCCGGCGGATAGACGTCCACCGCCAGCAGCAGCGGCCCTTGCAGTTTGGGCTGACCGCGAATCGCGCCGGCCACCTGTTCCCGGTACCGCAGACCCTCTTTGCTGATCAGAGTTTGCGGCCCGACGCGCCGCCAGTAGTGGTTGACACTGGGAGGATAGGGCAATTCGGCTTCGATCCGGTTCACTTTCTGGCCCACGGCGCCGCGTCGTTTGCCGGTTGCGGTGGCCGGGCGTTGGCCTGGCGCGACGCATAACCCTTGATCTCATTGCGGATATCGCCGTTGGCGTCCTTGCTCAATTTGACCTTGATCACCATCGGCAGGTTGTGCAATTCGACCGAATCTTTCGGCTGCATCACGCCCACCGCCCGGCAGACGGCAGACAACTCGCCCCGGGCGATCCGGACCGCATCGCTGTTCGGATTGTCCAAATTCAAGTTATTGAACAGCTTCCGGCCTTTGTGGTCGCCGGCGATGATTTCGAACGTCAGTTTCAGAAAATGTCCGTTTTTGTTTTTGTTCTCTTTCATTTCCGATTCGGTGATGACCGCCTCGTAATCGCCCTCGGGGATCGGGTCGAACCCCACGTTCGGTTCCACCGTGTTCGCATCGAAATTCAGCGTTGCCATAATGTCATAATTCCTTTTTGATAGTTGAGTTTATTTCTGCGGCGCGAGGGCGGCCATGAACGCCGACCACGACAGCGGCAGTTCGTCCGGCAGGTTGTAGCGGTTCTTGGCCATCACGTCGGGACCGCCGACCGTCCGCATGATCCGTTCGCCGCCGTTCGCCCCGATCGCGTGGGCAATCGTCCGGTCTCCTTCTTTTTCCAGCCGGATGCGCCGGGTGGCGTAGAAGATCGCGTCCACCCATTCGGTCAGCATGGTCATGGCCAGCTTCTGCATTCGCGGCACCATCTGGTCGTAGGTCGAAGCGGTCGGGTCGCGGAACGGCCGGATATCCGAGTGAGCCAGGAAGATCACCGCCATGTTCTTCTGCTGGCGCAGCATGCCCAGTTTGTCCAGCAGTTCCGACCAGCAGTTGAGCGCGTTCTTGTAGCCGTTGCCCCAGCCGCCGTCGGCCTTCTCGATCACCGAGACGCCGAACCGCTTGCAGACCGCGTCGAAAATCAGCTTTTCCAGCCAGTCGGCGCTGTCGATCACCACCGTCTGGAACGAATGATCTTCGCGCAACAGCGTGTTCAGATAGTCGTCGATCTGCTCGAGACTGGTCGCCAGCGGAAACCGGCTGCAGTCTACCTGGTTCTGGCCGTCTTCGGTCGGGATAAAGATCGGGTTGGGCGCACTGGCGCCGAACGTGGTCTTGCCGATGCCTTCGGGCCCGTGCAATAAAATCCGCGGCGGCGGAAACTGCTTTCCGGTAATGATCGTTTTCAACAATGATTCCATGCTTTCTTATCCTTATTTTGCGGGGTTAAAGTTTTTGAGTGAGACGGCCGGACGGGTTATAATCCATTTCCGCAACCGGTTGCGCATCCAGGTTCCGGATATTCGGCCGGCGCTACGATCCCATCGGCCGCCGATGGTTCGATGGAAAAGCATCGGCATGTTTTCCGTCAGAAGCTGCACACTGCGCGGATTTTCCGTTCCGTGCCGCAACGCGGTTCGAATTGTTTTGCGAAGAAATTTCATTTATTGCTGCTCCGTTTGAGATTGAGTTGTTTTCAATTCAGACCGTGGCCGATCGCCTGCCGCAGTTCGTCGGCGTCGATGCCGCTGCGATAGCCGATCTTGACCTTGTGCAGTTTGCCGGCTTTGATGTGCCGGTACAGCGTCATGGTCGAGATGTTCAGCCGCCGCGCCGCCTCGGCGATCGACACCAGTTTATCCGCCGGAGCCGGTTTGACCTCGTATTGTTCCAGCGCCTCCACCAGCCCGACCGGCGACAGTTCGCGCAGGTACGGCTGCAACAGCGCGGTGGCGGCGTTGACGATCGGGACCGGGATGTTGTTGTTGATTTTCATGGCGTCAATCCTTGCTCAGATAGCCGATCTTTTCGTAATTGGTCGGCCACGCGCCGGCGTCGCGGCATTCGCGTAATCGCAGAATTCCTGCCCGGTTTTCCCGAACCGACGACATCAAATCGTCTTCCACCAGACGATCCACCCGGCAGCGCCACGGCGCTTTCTTTTCCACCGCGATGATGTAGAACGGATAGCGGATCATCGACACCTGCAATACGATATCCCAGTAGAACGCCATCTGGCTCCAATATCCGTACTTCCGGGCGTCGAACGGGAAATAGTCTACATCGTCGCAGGTTTTCAGATCGACGATTCCGGCGTCCGGCTGAAACAAGTCCATCCGGATCTGGCACGGGATGCCGCAGTATTCCGTCCGCACCACCGCTTCCGGGAATCCGCCGGCGATCAGCTTCATCGCTTCCGGATGCCGGGCGACTGCGTTGTTCAGAATCTTGACTTGCTCGTAATCGCCGGGCCGCACGACTTCCCTGGTCTGCGTTTCCAGCCAGAGTTGATAGGCTTGCGAATCCGGGCCGTAGGCTTTGCCGGTCTTCGGATTGATCGGTTCGTCGACCGTGAATTCGCGGTCAAACGCTTCGCGGCCCTCCAGAATCAGACAGTGCGCCGCCCGGCCGAGGGCATACGACGGCTTATCCTCGTCGACGACTTCGCCAGTCATCTTCATGTGATACAGCGCCGGACATTTCATGAAATCTTTCAGCATGTGACTGCTGAGGTATTCGCCGCGCCGTGTCCGAGCGTGATATTCCGTTTGATCTTCGGTAATCAACCATTCCGGTTTATTCATGACGCGCCCTCCCGTTGATCCAGGCACGGCGACGTTCGGAATAATCCGGCTTCTGATAATCGCGCCAGAAATCGGCGAACCGGTCGTGAACCAGTTTCAGCATCTCGCCGATGGCCAGAATCCGTTCGCCGATCCGTTCGTCCTCGGTATCGCCTTCGTCTTTCGGCAGCTTCAACCCGGACCAGACCATCCGGGACGCCTCGAAACGGCCTTCCCACAGATCTTCATGATTCGGCGCGATCCGCAACAACGCCTTACTCAGCGTTTTTCCGCCCAGCAATGCCGCCTGCAGTTCGTCGCAGACCGGCGCGCCGCAACCCTTGGCGGCCACTTTGGTCGCCACCTTGGCTTCGTCCTGATGCTCGTCGTCGTAATAGAGTTCGATCGGGTCGGCCACATAGAACGCCGGATCGGAGTCCAGTTTCCAGACTTCCCCCTGCCACAGACACCAGGTCAAAAACTCCCGGCCGATGCCGTCCGACGTAACGAAATTCGGATTCATTTCCCGAGCCCAGCCCTGCAGCGTCAGCGGTTCCAGCTCCACGCCGAACGTCTTGTAGAACAGCCCGATCAGTGTCTCCGCATTGACGGACGACGTGTTCAGCGCATAGACCCGGCGTTCGGCGGGGACCACGATCACCTGCATCCAGGCGATGGTCGGCAATGCCTTATGGTCCAATTCTTCCGCCACCGAGGCTTGAATGTCCCGCCGCACCTTGCTCGGGGCGTAATCGGAATCGGTTTGCTTTTTCCAAATCTCGATCTTGCGTTCCACTGCGGCGGCCACCAGTTTCGGCGCCGCCTTTCTTTCCGCCGCCCGCAAATGCAGCAGATAATCATCGCCGCACCGGCAGGTTTCATCGGTAAAATCGCAACTCAACACATCGCGGCCGGTGGTCCAGCCGACCACCTTCGGGCCGGGCTTGATGTCGTCCAGCGTTCCCGCCTTGTAACTTGACAGTTGCAAATAGCTTTCTTCCCAATCAAACGGGAAATCCGCCAGCATCTGATATGCGGTCAACGCCATACTCGGTTTCAGAATATCCATTATTCAACCTCCCGGACCGGTTCGCCCCATTGGGCGACCGCCTGCTGACGAGTCGCCTGCAACTGTGCAATCATACGGTCGATATTCGCGATCATCCGGTGGGCCGCGGCGTCGACCGTGGCGGCCACCCCGGACGGAATGCACGGCGAAAGCGGCGCCGCCGTACCCAGCACATACATTTTCCGGTCGACCAGATGAGTCAGTTCCCAGACGCCGTCCTCGGAAATCATCTTTTCCTCGGTCGACTCCGGTTTTTTAGCAATCCATTTGCCCATGATCTTCGTTCCTTATCGTTAATTGGGTGATTCGAGCTTTCGCATAGGCCAGAAACGCAATCGCGCAGATGGCGATCTGGCACCAGTCGTCCGGCTGCATCAGACCTGCTCCGCCGGTTCGGGCGCAACCGCTTCGGCTTGTCCCCGGCGTTTGTCGCGGACGCGCCGCAGCGCCACGCTGAGCGCCGCCAGATTTTCCAGTTCGTGATCGAGGTCGGTTGCCGGGTCGGCAATGCGGGACGCCTGACGAGCGATCAATTCACGCTGCGCCGATTCCGGCAGCGGAATTTCAGTTTCGTAGGCTGTACGAAGCTTTTCAATTTCGTTGTACACGTTCATATTCTTGGCCGCCTTATTGTTGAGTGGTTGACTAGCGATGTTCGATCAGCCAGGCGACGAATTTCGCCACCGGCACCGTGCCGTCCGGTTCCACCGGCGCTCCGGCATCCATCGCCTGCTGAATTTTATTGGCGTAATCGGTTCCGGTTTCGGCCTTCAACTGCCTGGCCAGCGCTTCCGGCGTCAGCCGATAGTCCGCCAGTTCCTTTAAATCCGTTATTGACTTTGCTTTTTTCATTTTTATGATTACCTTTTCTTTTGAGCGGCTCGACTTTGCGCCGCTCCCGCCGGTGGTAGTGCGCCGGCGGTTTTTGTTTTAACTTGCGATGTATTCCGTGCCGATCTTTCCGGGACGACTGGATTTTTTGCGCCGATTGATGAAAATCAATCCTTGATCCGCCAAATGGTTGACGATCGGTTCCAGTTCTCGAGCGGAAAGATGCGAATATTTCAATAACGTATGATGAATAATCCGTTGATCTTTGCTTTGCCGGATCAAGGTAAGCACCCGGTCCTCCTTGGTGTTTTTATCTTCCGGATGCGGCTTGCTTTCGTGTCGGATTTTTAAGATTTCCCGCAGAAACGCCGCGTCTTCCGGTTCGAAAATGATTCTCATACTTGGCCGCCCTCTTTTTTATTTCTTGTTCCTGTTGGTGAATTTCCCTTTCAACTTTATTCTGTAATTCTTCCAGTTGAATTCTTCGCAAATCGATTTGGCTTCTCAAACTTCGCCAGGCGGACCATTCGTCTTTCCCCAACCCGACCAGCGGAATCGATTCTTCCGCTGAAACAATCGGGAAGATCAGCCAATTTTCCAGCTCATCTTGTTTCATGGTAAAACCGCCGGTCCGCGTGGTGAAATACCGCTTCACGATTTTATGTTCAGTCCATCTCATTTATTTGGCTTTACTCTATTATGGGTTTATATTTCGTCATGGATAACCCGTTAAGCAACTTAGTTATTGATTGTTGGTACAAGGCGCTTACCGTGCTTGGCGCGGTAATTGCTGCTGGTGCTTGCTTTGTTACGGCCCAGGTATTTAATAATCTTGCGCTTTTTCTTGGTGGACTGGCCTTGTTCTTTTGGGGTGTAGGGGAGTAGATTAACCATCCAACCCACAACAAATTCAGGGATTACGGGGTTTTGGGACACTGGCAACTCACCGGAAACCCCAGAAGCGAAACCACGCTGGGGGGCCTGTTTGATTTGCTCGCTATCGCGCTTGCTATTGCTTTTGTGCTTGCGGTAATCTTCGGTGGTAAAGCCGATAAGATCAATCCCCAGCAAAACACCGGCATAAACCAGCCCACAAATCGGACCGAAGGCGTAACCAACCCCGGCAGCGCCAAGCGCTGATATTCCAGAAACAAAACGCATCATGCCCTCTGCGGCGCGGTCTTGGCGTCGGCGCAATCAATCGACTTTTCGATATTTTGAGGCAAAAAATTAACAAGGTAGTTCCTAATCAATGAACTTAAACATAATCCTCTTCTTTCTGCTTCAATCTCTGCTGCAACTTTAACTTCCGGGGGCATTTCCACCATTACACGAACTTTGACTTTTTTAATTTTCATAATCCAACTCCATCAATTTGTATTAATGATAATATCGACGTGTCGATAAGTCAATGGCAAAACATCGAAAAATCTGTATTTTTTACAAATGAATAATATATTTTTGTTGAAAAAAACATGAAAGACCATTATCTTTATTGGTAACGAACACGAGGTTTGCCATGACCATTGGGGAAAACATACGAAAAATACGTAAACAACTTGACATGACTCAAGCCGATCTTGCTAAAAAATCTGGGATCGCACAAGGTCAATTGTCAGAATACGAAAAAGATGCAGTCAAGGAACCACGTATAGATAAACTTGCTAAAATTGCTGATGCATTGGGGGTATCTGTTGCGTCCCTTGACTATCGTCTTTATGTGGAACATCCTAATACTATTGGGGTAAATTTACAGAAATTAAGAAAGGGAACGGCCTTTAAGGAAATTGCCCAAAAAACTGGAATTCAAGAAGATTTAATACGAAAATTTGAGTATGAAGTGTGTGCGCCTACTATTACGCAACTTCAAATATTGGCAGAATATTATGGAGTAACGGTGAATGACATTTGCGAATCAGTAATTCTTAATAAAACAAGAACCAAATGTTATAAAGATCATATTGATATATCCGACAACTGTTTTTTGGCACATTGTCCGGCAGAGCCACCAGTCAACCGTTTTTTGCAGGTGGTACTCGAAGGGTGGGAAAAGTTAAATGCAGAAGAACAAAGCATAATTGCCGGTAAGGTTGCCGTAATACTTGAAGAAAAAGAACGGCGCTCAAAAAATAGCGTTGGCGGAGAAACGAGCAGCGGAAATACGAAAAAACTGGCAAGTGCTTGATTGTCCGCAATATGGCTACGATGCCAGCCGAAAAATAAAATAACGAATATCGGCGGAAATGTATTTCACGCTAAAAGTGTGCCGGATTTGACATTAAAGCTAATTGATGTTATAATGTTCCATGCGATAAGGGGAGTTGTCATTAATCAGTGTTAACGAGGGAATCATCATGCCGCAACTTATTGGATGTGGATGTCTGCTGGTTATCGTATTCTTTATCATGGGATCATGTTTTTTTACCTCGGAACATTCATCTAATGAAAAGAGTAACGTGGAAAACTGTAGCAAACCGATTCCTCCGGAAGTACAGAAATGCATGAATCGCTATGGTAAACAGCCCACTCTGGATCAATGGAATGGCGAATACGTTGCAATAAGAAAATATCTGGCGCTCGTCGCCAAAGATCCGGACAGCGTTAAAATATATCGCACCAGCGCAACTGAACCGGATGAAATCGGCTGGCGTGTAGTTTGTGACTGGGGCGCGAAGAATTCATTTGGTGCCATGGAACGATCAATTACCACCTTTTATATAAGAAACGATCAGGTTTTTAAAGCTGAATGAAAACTTTATCATTTGTAATAATTTTGTTTTCTTCCGTAATGATTTTAGGAGGAGATATCATTACTGGACGCGCTTTGTGGATTGATGATGGCGATACGTTTTACATGATCACTGCGCAAAAAACGGTGGTAAAAATTCGCATGTGGGGAATTGACGCACCGGAACACGATCAACCATGGGGGAAAGAGGCAACGTTGGCATTGATCCAAATGATCGGACGCAAGCACGTTAAGGTGGAAACTTTCGGTCTGGATAAATATAAAACTCGTACGATGGGACGAGTTTATTGCGGTAAATTAGATGTCAATTTAGAAATGGTAGCAACAGGTAATGCATGGTGGTATCATCAATATGCACCCAAGGCAATCGATATCCAGGCAGCTGAAATCACTGCTCAAACTACCAAACTTGGTTTATGGCATGATCCATTGGCAATTGCACCATGGGATTGGCGGCATCATCATAAAAAGTAAATTATTATAAGTTGATTTTTCTAATATATTAACTAATATACTTTTATGAACATCTATCAAAAAATGTTAACGGATTATATGGCCGATGCCGGCATCAACCAGCGGGAATTGGCCCAGCGGCTGCAAGTGCGTCCGCCGACTTTGACCAACTGGTTACGCGGCGGTCACGGCATTACGGCCAAGAATCGAACCAAGATCGATCGGTTATGCGCGTCCAGCATGATTGCGGCGGATGTCGGACGGAAAGCGGAAAACGATCTTCTGCTCTGGTATCTGAATCAGCCGGAACAGGCGGAACAGCGGTACCGGTTATTGCTGAAAGCCACGATCAGGCATAATGACGAGGTGAAAAAATGATTTTCCAATGTCCATATTGCGATGCAAAATATGAAACGGATGAAAAGTTTTTAGAAGTCATATTAAAATGCGGCGTATGCCACCAGAAATTTACGATGGCCAATCCCCCGAACGAAAATGAAGTCATACATCCGTTTGACCCGACCAAAGTTTATCGCTATAAATCACCAGCTCAATCGTCTTCTCCGGATCATGGCTTGTTGACTCCAACCAACATTCTGGCCGGGATCGGCCTCTATTCGTTGCTGAAATGACCGAACAGGAACAAATCATCGCCGAGGTTTGGACCGCTGCCAAGGGCTTCGTTCAGGCCCGGTTACTTTGTCCGCTCAGCGCGGTCTTTGTCGAAGAAGGGCAAACCGCCCCGGTGATATCATTGGGCGAACAGACCGTCGAAATCATTTCCAGCGTCGACGCGCAGAATCAATTCGGCGCACTGTTGCGGCAATACTTTCACCTGGTGATGCTCCAGACGCCAGAGGGCTGGCGGATGATCTACTGTGAAGTTGCCGATCATCCGATTTTAGTTCGAGTCAAAGCCGTTCCCGCCAAATGTCCGCATTGCAAAGGACAATTTATGGTCGACGCTTGCCTCAATGAAAAAAAGATCACATGCCCGGCCTGTCAAAAAGAATTTATCTATATGCGCAAGGAAACCATGATCTTGGGTTGCGGTGCTATCTTGTTATTGCTTGGATTGCTGGCTTTTATTGTTTATCATTTCCGTTAAGCAATTCATCCCGGATCTGCCACCAGTTTGTAGTAGTCATCAATGCCAACCTTTTTTTCACCTCTTCGGACAGAATAATTGTTTTTGGTTCTCCCGATAACGTCAACTGACCCGCAATCCGTCGAGCTGTATCGTCGGATATTCGGGTATAGTGTTCCGTCATGGCCGGATTGCTGTGTCCGGCCAACTTCTGCAAAAGCGGCTGCGCGGTGCCGGCTTCCGCCTGATGAGAGATGTAGCTGTAGCGCAACGAATGAAAACCATATTGGACAATTGCGTGCTTATCGTTTCCGCGACCGCCGGTTCCCGGCTTGACGGTTTGCAATCCGCAACGGCAGAAATGCTGCTGAATGCGACGACATAATCCGGCCCGGCGGTTGTGATCAAGATAAGCGGCCGCCATATCCGGCAAGACATATTCGCCGGCCTGCGGTAATGAGGATAATGCTCGATATAAATGATCGTTGATTCCGACCTTAACCACCGACTCCGGATTGCGTCTGGCGGTTTTGCGCGGCAGACGCGTAATAATTCTTCGTTCCAAATCCGTTTCCGACCAGCGCAGGGTGCAGCAATCGCCCATTCGCAGCCCGGTAAAATATCCAATCCCCAGCAGAATTGCCAGATCGCCGGAAGCCTCGGAAAGTAATTTGTAAACCTGCTCGACTGTCAGTTCATGTTTGCTGTTACTGATTACCCGTTTGCGCTGAATGTTGGCGGCCGGATTGACCTTGATCTTTTTTTGCCGCAATAACGCGGCAAAAAGCATCTTCAACAAGCCGATGCGTTTGTTAAAGGTATTGTTACTGTAGTGATTGCCGATCAGATCGGCGGCATAGCTATCAATATCGTTTTCGGTAATTTGATCCAGATAATGATATTGCCGGTTTTGTTTCAGCCAGACCATGAAAAATTTCCAGTATCGGGCATAATCGATCATAGTGGAATCGCTGCAGTCCGGGCAATATAGACTATGCTGAAACATGGAAAAGATATTTTCGATGGCGACCCGATCGCGCTCGGCTTCGGCGACTTGAACTTTTTGTTTGATTCCTTGGATTGCCATCGCGGCATGTTCCATGCGATCGGCTTCGGTTTTCAGCGTTAACGGCGCCAGCATCCTGGCAACGGCAATGTCGATTTTCGCCTTTTCGCCTTTGACGATTGGATGATGATCGTCATCGAACAACGCGAGGGCAATGCGTTTTCCTTTGATCATATAGCGGAGATACGCGTGATTTTTTTCTCCGCGGTAGTATATTGAGCCTTTGATGTTTGACATGGTGCGCCCGATGTTGTTATGCGGTGTCAT